ATCGCCCGCATGCTGACACCATTCCCGACACTCGATAGAGGCTCGCCGTGGGTCCAGAGCAGCTTCGGCGTGCGGTTATGGTAACTCTGGACCGGGCACTGCGAGTGAATCAGCTCGACGTCGGGATCGTCCCACGGCTGGCCATACAAGACGTCACCGCCGGGCTCGCGAATACAGACTTTATGGCCTTGCTTTTCCTCAGCCGCCACCAGCTCCAAAGTCGTGAAGGCGAGGCCCGACACCTCTTTTTTCATAAAGTGAAGCAAATTCATCAAAACATCCCTGCTTTAGATGTTGCACTGCTGCCAATTCATGCCGATTTCCACGCCCAGAGGGAAAGCCCTGGTGTTTTTGGTCGTCCGGCCTCCCCCTCCCGCCGCCGCCACGGCCACGTTGACGTTCCCGCCGCCCAAAAACACGTTCCCGCTGGCCGTCACGGTCCAGGTCGGGTTATTCGCGGACCCCGTTTCCTTGCTCGCGCTGGCGGCCGTGGTGCCAATGCCGTCATCCCGGCTGTCCTGCCGTTCGGTATAGCTCTCGTTGATGGCCCACGTCGGGTCGCTGTTGTCGGTGCCCACGAGCTGCGCCAGGCACAGACCGCCGGTGTCGGGCGTGACTTCGCCGGGCTGCGTGGTCGTCACGCCTGCGCCCCAGGCGTCGTTGACGGCGGCGAAGTCGGTGACAGGCGTCGTCTGGTTGGCCCCGCTGACCGCATCGACCAGCATCACCACACCGAAAGTCGGAAAGGAGCTCGAAGTGGAAAAGGTGACCGTATGGCTACTACCGACACTCGTCGGCAGGCAGCGAAACACGTGAATGTAGCTGCTGCCGTTGTTATATTCCGTGATCGCGACCCACGAATTTCCCTTGGAATCCGAGATGGAAATCGTGCCGCCGAACTGGTTGTTGTGGAGGAGGATGGCCTGCAGATAATCGGCCCCCGTGGTGTCCATGGCGGGCGACGTAATGTCGGCCGAGGCGGTCCTCCCGTGCTGCGTCGCGCCGGCGATGTAGGACCAGGCCATGATCTAAAGTCCAAAATACTCTGGCTTATAGGCGGCCTGGGCTTCCGCGGCGAGCGCGGTGATGGCTGGATCGTCGGCGGCAACAGCCCCCGCGACAACCTGCCGCTGGAGGACGGCCAGCTTTTCAGCCAGTGCGAAATAGGCGTTACGCTCGGCGACTTCTTTCGCCGGTGGGTCGGGTTCTTTCGGCGTCACGGGACCGCTCGGCACCGCTGCTTCCACGGCATCGAGGGCCGTGAAACGATCCAGGTCGCGATTGACCAGCACCTCCAGCCAGTCGCTGGGCGGCGCAGGGGAGGGCGGTCCGTAGGTGAGACTGAACGCTTGGCCCCCGTCGCGTGCATAACGCACCGTCACGACCAACGCCCCGGCGCGCCTCTCGGTGGCGACAACTTCAGCGGTCCACATATTACGGTAGCCTCGCCTTAATCAGCTCCGCGATGTCTTTGAGCAACTGCCGCACGACCAGATCGCTGCCTGCCGCCGGCGGGGGCGATGGTTCGACCGGGCGGGCAATCACTTCCACGGCGAGACTGCTCTCCGACGTACTCTTGCCGTCGTCCACTTGCACAGTCCATCGATAGGAGACCGGAGTCGGATAGGTGAATGCCCAGCCAGAATCAGACGCCGGACCGTTATAGGGCAGCTGCGGACCGCCGTTGATGGAGTAGTAGATGGTCTTGGTGAGCGCGTCTCCGTCCGGGTCGCTGGTCGTATAAGAGTACGTCACCGTCCCCGGATAGACCTGTAATCCGGCGTTCGCGGGGTCAACGTCGATTGCGTCGGCCGTGATGGGCGAGACGACCGGCGGGCGATTGGCGGGCGGCGGTGTTCCGATCTCCACCCCCAGGGCATTCACCACGCCGGCGACGGCAAGGGCTGCGGCGGGAGGCGGCTCGAATACATCGTGCAGCCGGAAGCTCCTGCCGCTGCCCTGCCAGTTAAACACCTCCCACCTGCCGAACGGCCGAGGGTCGCGGTCCCAAGGGACCAGACCCTGGCCCAGAACGAGCAGGTCCGGGCCGCCGTCCATCCGCTCCAAGAGCGTGTTTTCGATCCGCACGTCCCACGGATTATGCGTAATCATTCCGCCGTTGACGGGCGCCCATAGGGACCGCAGCCGCGAGTTTGTAATCGTCAGCGGCTGGGCATCGTGAACCGCCTCGCGAAACCCGTCGATGGTCACCTTGTCGAGAAATACCGGGCCGTTATAAGACCCGCTCGACATCAGGCCGACGCCCGGCAGGCCCACGAGAATCGAATGGTCGTTCTGGTTGGCGCGGTTGATGGGCTCATTGCTGATCCGAGAATTCGTCAATTCGATGGCCGCCCCCTCGCCGTTGCCTAACTCGATTCCGTTGAGACCCGAATTGAGAACGGTGAATCCGTCTCCCACGAAGTCCGTCCGCCATAATTCGAGACCGGCATGTTCATTCGCCAGCGCGACATTCCATTTGAAGCTGATGGGCCTGGCCGTGAGTGGGTCGAAGGCCGTATCCGGCGCGCCGCCCGGCTGGCTCGGAATCAAGCGGCCCGTGACCTGCGCCATATGTGTAAATGAGAAGCCCCGCGAGCTGCCGATGGCCACGCAATCCTCAACCGTGTGGCGCGAGCCGTGGAACCAGAATGCGGCCCCTTCGGCACCCGGCGCGAACGTCGAGGGGTCCACAAGCGACCCCTTGCCGTCGGAAGGAAACGCGCGGCCGTTGATGATGGCTGGCGTGTTGCGGCTGCCGTGGCCCAGGCAGCGGATGTACTGCCCCCGGACTTCGTAGCCGTCCTCCACGGCAAAGGCCCCGCTGGGGCAGCGGTCGCCAACGCAGTCCTGCACGAGCAAGTCGTGAGTCCCATGTTGGACGACGCCGCCCCATTTGCTCACGTCGTATCCGTCGCAGAACAGACCCACGGCCCGGCCCGTCAATCCCTGCGCGTCGGCGTGGCCGTGGACATGGTGCCAATGCAGGGCATAGCGGCCGATCTGGTTGATGCCCAACTCGCCAGTCTGCGGGTTGAAGTTGTGGATTTTATGGCTGGCCGTACGCCCCAGGCCCAAAAAAGAGGCGAAGTACAGATGGACGTGGGCGGTGTCCATGAACATGCAGTGACCGCGCACACCAGCGGCGTTTTCTGAACGGAACACGATGTTGCGAGTGGCGTTGGCGACATAGGGAAAGTACCCCGAAACCCCCAGGTGTTCAAAATCCAGCCCTTTCGTAAGCGTGAGCCGGTCGCCGCTGATCGCGGCGATTTTCACAGAGGACTCTCGCCGCAGGGGCCGGTCGAGAATGCCCTTGTAGTTCAAGAAGTAGGGCTGCCGCGTGTCTGGGATGAGCAGCTCGTCGCCGACTTGCCATTGCATACGCTCAGTCGTGGTCAGAGTCGTAGCCCCGGCTGCCGCTCCCGGCATCGTCGTCCAAGTGCGGGCCATTGGTCGGCCGTGCACGAAGAATGCCCCGAAAACCAGCACGCCGTTGCCGAACTGCTCCGGGTCCGGGCCGAGAGTGCCGGCTGTGCCCGTGAGTAGCGGCGAGTCTTTCACCACGAAGTCCACCTTCCGCAGCACGGGGTCATTCGGCGTCCCCACGTCGAGCGTGCCACCGGGAAGGACTTGCAGGTGAATGAACCTGCAAACCGTATCGTCAGTGCGACTGACCCTGAGCGTGCCCGATACTTCAATCACGTCAACGTCCGTGCTCGCAGGCAGCGTGACCATCGTATTGGCCGGCACAACCAGCTTCGATTGATAATGGGCCGAGAACCTCGGGACCGGCGTATGGCCGTTACCGCTGATATGCGTTGGCGTTACCGTAGCCTCCTGGCTATAGGCGAAAGAAGCGGGCAGCAACACGAGCACGAGAGTCCGCAGATAATTCATGACAACCGTCCTGGGTAATCGTTATCCAGCAGCTTACCGGCGACAGTGTCGCAGAGGCCGCACAACCACCCGAACGACCTTGGCCGCAGCGCGACCCACACCACGCACCCCACGGCCAACAGTTCCAGCTTGGGCATTGCCGGCCATCACCAGAGACAAAGCTACTGACAAAATACAGATGAAACGCATGTCAAACTCCTTTTAGGGCAACCGTGTTTTAAGACGGCGACGGACGTTTGGGCCGAGGTTCTGGCGATCTTCCTTTTCTCGATCCCACTGAGTGTGGGTGACTATCGAGCTGACCGCCCAGACCTCCCGCAGCTGACCGTCCTTGTCGGCCCACTGCACCGCCCAGCCGCTGTCATGCTTTACTGGCGATAGTGTACCTGAATTGTCCATACGCCAGAAGAACACCCTGCCAGCATACTCCCAGGCGATTAACTGGCGGAATACCAGGTCCCCGTTGCCGTCATAAAAGTGGTTAATTTCCAGCGTGGCGGCTGTGTCGTAGAGGGTGATGTCTGGAATCGGCAAGATCGCAAACAGCAACGTCGCCAGCAGGGACGCCATTCCCTAGCCCTCCGACTGCGCCACCACTAGCGAACCGTCCGGGGACGTGTAGACACTAATCCCAGCCAGGCCATTCTCCAGGCTCCGCCTGGAGAATGTGCGACTGGCAAAATGCACACTAGCACCGGCAATTCGCTCCCGCAGGGAGTCGTTCTCCTGCCACAGGATAGAGATCACGGACAGCAGGTCATTCGCGGTGGGGGTGATCTCCACTTCCATGTAAATAGGCTCCTAGACGTTCTGGCGGCCGTCCCTGTCTCGCTTCAGGGCCTCGGCCAGCTCTTTGGCAGATGAGGCAGTTTGGGCAATATCCCTGGCTACATAAACCATCTCGCGGGCAGCAAGCATGTCCTGGGAATGTTGATTCCTGGAGGCGGCCATTTCAATCGAGAAGGTATCGGTGAGCGTGGTGGTGGCGTCCTTGTGTTCCTTGGCCACCTCCCGAATGGTGTCGCCAGCCTGCTTATAGATCTCGCGGTTGTAGGTCAGGACGTACTTAACCGCGGCAGCCGAGCCAAGAAAGAGAACAACCAACAAGGCCATCATCGTGTACATGACCCCGCGGGTCGGGTCATGGGCAGCCATCTGCTTCATGACCTCCTCAATGATGACAACTTCCGGAACGACCTGAGACAGCAGCATCTTTCGCGACTCCATTCGCTGCAAATCAAAGGGCTAATATACTACAAACGCGGAAAGATGCGAAATCTGCCGTACGACCGGCGGCCATGGCTCTGATAGGTAGGCCGTGGCTGGTAGTAGTACCGCGGACTGGACGCTGGCCGTGGGCAAGACCCGCCCACACACAGGGAGGCGCTGGGGATCATCACGGGGGTCTGTGTGGCTACTTCCAGCTCTGCGACCCGTTTCCTGGCCAACTCTAACTGAGTCTGGCAGAATTCCAGCTCAGTAAGCGGCTGCGGCTCCGCCGAGACAACCTCCGGAGGAGAGGCGGACTCCTCCTGGGCTGCCACTGGCGGCGGTGTAAAAACTGCCGCCCCAGTCGTCACTCTGGAGGCGGCAGCCAAGGGCAGTTCGGCACCAGTAGAGGCCGGAACTGCTGAGGGATCTTTAATCAGCCCAATCGCCCCGATGGTGGCGGCCAGGCTTAAAATCAACAAGACGGCTGTGTTATTGTTCATATGGCCAATCCAGCTGGTTGATCCCAAGAGTCGGGGGTGACGACGGAAGCGACAGCAAAGGACCCGCTCCAGGCGGATTTTACCGTCCGCAGGGAGTCATACCGCACGATATCGTACGAGTCGATGTAGCCCATTACTTGTTCTTTAATGTTCCAGAAACCCCACGGAATAGCGTGGCCGCTGCGCCCGACGCTCACGAAGTAGCCGTGCAGGACCAGGCACACGGCCTGCTCCCAGGACTCTGGGAAGATGACCTCCAGAGGCTTGAACCACTTGGCTGTCTCCTCCCAGCCGCTAGGGAACCTGGAAAGCGGGACCCAGGAACCGCTGGCCTGATTCTTTCCCCCCACTCCGGTCGTGCCGACCAGGGCGTGGCGGAACTTATAGTCGCGAGGCTGAATCGTCTCCGGAAGCATACCCCGGCGGCAGGCGATCTCCAAGACCTGCCGGATGCCGGCCCCGCCCCACTGGCGTGGATTGGCTTCAGCATACACCGACAATGGCGACAGCCAGACCGAGGCTATAGACGATTCTGAATAGCGATAGTTCTTCTGCGGACCATCAGGGAAGATGATTCCGCGCTGACGGTTTCTTGATCCCTCGACATTCACCCGCAAAGAATGGCAGGTGCATTCGTGAGTCGGGTCTTGATTAGTAAACCGATCAACATAGTTAACTGGCCAGGTGTTGTATTTAGTGTTGTCGCTGGCTTTGTCCGCCCAAAACTCCGGCTCGATCCACAGGGCTACTGGAAAGTCTCGCGCGGCAGCCCCGCAGCAATCCTTAAGGACGTCGATAGTGTCTCCCGCGGCCACATCGTCCGGGTAGCCGTCGTGGCTGGGGAGCACAACGTCCACCAACCGCTTATCGACAGAAGCATCAAAGTTCACTGCACCACCTCCAACACCGCCTGCTCGGTCTTGAGGTCCTTGGCTACTTTCAGCACTTGATCGCCGGACTGGACGACGAAGGCCGGCTCACCGGCCTCCCTGGCGGCCTTAGCGGCCACCCGATACTGGGATGGAACCTCTCCCAGGCCATTGACTGCATCATCCTCGTACTCGGTTGCCAGGACGGGCGGCGTCAGGCGGTTAAGCCGGTTCAGCCCGCTCCGCACAAAACCAGGGACCCCACCAGAGTCTTTCTCGTAGACGTAGGTAACGGACGAGGCCTTAACTGCCGGAACAACCGGCAGGATATTGCCGCCCGACAACGCCATGTAAATGGCGGCCAAGACCAGCATCACGAAGATTCCGTCAACTTTTCTCACTTCCAGACGTCCTAAATTGCCCAATAGGCCGTCGCGCAGGCAATCACCAGCCCCAGGAATACCCCCAGAAAAAAAGCCCCAGATACGCCCCCAACGATTCCACTCATGGCCTATTGCTTAATCTCTGAGAAGATGGCGTCGAAGACCGGCCCCATGGCCTGGCGGCCTGGGGAGCCTTCGGTAAAGTAGTCCTTGAGCTGGAGAGCCAGGTCTAAGGCGGCCTTGGAGTCCCTGACCTCCTGCTTCACGAACGGCTTACTCACTAGGGAGGTCAGGTATGGGCTGAACTGATACACCAGGGCGGCAGCCGCGAAGCCACCGGCCCATAGGTAACTGGACGGTACTGGCCCTAATATCTCCCACATGGCTTAGTTCTTGTGAATCATGTCATGGAAGCCGCGGATCAGCTGAGCCAGGACTTTCTTGATCTGGGCGTCCACGAGCGGCTCGACCAGATTGGGGACGAAGGGAATGTCAACCGGAGCCACGAAGGTGTCGTACAGCTCATTAAACTGGGCGATGACGGCTTCGATCCCGATCTCGTCGGTCACGCCGTCCAGCGTCTCTCGGATGTAATCCAAGATGGCCACTAGCCGAGGACCGGCGGACACTGGCATGTCGCGAACTTCTGCCTGAAACTCGCTGTAAGATTTCTCAGCCATTACAGCCTCCCTGCTGAGCGAAAGAATCCTGATACCGTCAAGTATAGCAAGAATCGAGAATGTGGAAGCAAACCGAATCGCACACCACCCAGAAGAAGTAAAAACGGCGGCGCTGCGACGATTTTGCTTCTTTTAGGGGGGGGGCTATTTAGCGTCGCGGCGAGCCTCGGAACGAGCCTTGAGCAACCGTCTGAGGGCCTCTAACTGCTGGTAGGACCTGAGTTCCTCGGGGCTCATCTTCGCCTGTACTTCCTTGGGGATGTAGGTGTCGGAGTAAACCTTAGACCCCAGTCTCTTCTCTACCTGCTGGATGCGGTTTCGCAGCTCACGGTCCTGGCTGGCCGGAGAAACGTCCGTCCGGCGGAAGCCTGTTCCAAGGTTCACTGCCATAGAAAGCGGATCTTTGCGAGTATCGGTGAGTGTCCGCAGGGATGTCGCCACACCGGACAGGGGGCTATTGCTGATGGCGTGCTCCAAGAAATCAGATCCAGGATACCGAACCGGACTATCCGTATCCGGCCTGAGTCCGGTCATCTTGCCGACGTTGGCCAGCGTGCGGCCAAGAACCGGATCTAGCGTCTCCAGATCGCGACCGCCGCGAGGCCCTTTCTGGAAGAAGCTCTGGCCGGTAATCATCTCCAGCGGCCCTTTGATGACCGGGGAGGTGCGGCTCAGCGCCTCCAGGCCGACCTGTTTAAGACTGGGAGTGGCAAATCCAGCCGGGTCCTCAAATCCCAGCCCCAGTCCGGTCAGGTAGCTGGCCGATCCGTCTGGACGATTTCCTAGCGGAATACTGGCTGTCTCGGAGAGGTATTCGGGAGAAAGCTCGTCCTGGCGGTTTAGCCCAGCCACCGCCTGGATCGTACGGGACATGGCCCCACCGGGATGGGTAAGCAGCCTCTGCACCGTCCAGGGGAGGGAGTTTCTGCTGAACACATAAAAAGGCACAATCCGCTGCATGACATCCCGCTCGAAGGGAGCCATGGCGGCCTTCGAGTAGTCAAAGTGAATCTCATTCACGGCCTGGGCGGCAGCCTCCGGCGTAAATCCCTTCCGCTTTAAGTAGATGTACAGGCTGGCCCGGTTCTGATACTCCACCGCCCGGTTGAACTTGGCGTTGGTGGCCATCCAGGTGGCGGCCTTATGCCGCATGCCGGCTGTGGCACTAGCCACCCTCGGATGGACGCCTGGTGGCAAGTCGGTCTCCAGCATCTTCGACCACACCTCCTTCGAGGTCTGGCCAACACGGAGCGGATTCTGGGGATAGGCCGGATGCATGGGCGACGGAGACCCGCCCAAGATGCTGGCGTGGGCCTCCAGGGTAGAGTCTGCGCCCATAATCCCCATCCGCTCAATCTCGTCCTGAAAGTCCCTGCCTCCCCTCTTAGCTAATTTCAGGGCCTCTCGGTACGAACCGACGTAATCCAGGACATCTGACAGGCTCTCGATGTACCCGCTAACCAGATTGGCGTACTGGCCAGAGGTGTGATTGCGAACCCAAAAAGCCGGCTTAACTAGCACCATCCCCGGCTTAAAGTAGCGATTGACTGTATCTAGCGTCTTGGCAATCAGACCGGCCCATTCCGGATTTTCGTAGGTTTTCACCACGGCCGCTGCCGCGTTGACCAACTTGACCGGCACCTTGGCTGTCGCTAACCGTTCCGGATTCAGCCCACTGATCTTCGAGAAGAAGGAAAGGGCCCGCTCCTGATCCATCCCCAAGTGCTCGAAGGCCTCCTCCAGGCCCACACCAGCCTGGCCTAGGTTCTGGCTGAAAGCCTCATGAATCGCCCGGAAAGAGGCGTTTCGCTTATGCGAGGCCAGGGTGTACCTGGCGTGATCGTTCAGGGAGGTGTTGTACAGCGCGCGAGCCTTACCGCCGGCGGACGTTTCCAGATACTCGCCGCTGATCCCGGCCGCCCGCTTCACCAGCTTCTGGAGATGCTCGTCGATGCTGACGTAGCCCTTCTCAGAGGGGTAGCCGAGGTAGCCCTGAAAATCCTGGGCAATGTGCCCGGCAGCATCCTTCCCCTTGTATTTCTCTAGCTTTCCCAGCGCCTCCACGAGGTGGGCCGGGATGTAGCGGATCTCCGGATCGCGGGCACGCAGGGAGGGATGCCCAGTAGGCAACAGCTTGTTCGTGTCGAGGGGGCCTGTGCTCTTTTCCACGCGGTAACGCGGGAAATGATATAGCGGCTTATGGACCCCGACGTCGTCCCCGGCCCCCTTGATCCTCTCCAGCATCTGCGCCCGGATGCTGAGCTTGTCATATAGCGGATGAGTCGGATCGGCATCGGCCAGCCAGTTGTTCAGGCCAGTCAGCTCATCGAAGCTGCCGGCGTCACCCAGCTCACGCCCAGTTCCTCCCATCTCGTAGTGCCGCAACCAGAGCTCCTCTTTCGAAGACTGTAGATCGTCCACCAGCTTCTCGATCCCACCCCGCAGATCGTCGGGCAGGGGCCGGCCCTGGCCGTACTTCACCCAAGCGGCGTCCAAGTCCTTCGTCTCGGCCGCCAGGCGGACCATCCGGTCTAGCACGCGAGCGGATGGGGAGTGTAGATACCGCAGGTTGTCCGGTAGGTCTGCCGAACTGGCCTTAGCCAACTGATCGAAAGGAAACTTAACCGTGGCCTCGGCCATTGTCTCCGGGTTGGTAAAATGCACTTCTGCTCCATCATTAGCCAAACCAGTCACATAGCCATAATTGCCACGATCAGCGGCCTTTACCAAGTCACCCTCACTGAACGGCAGGCCGCTGGGGGCGGCGTTTCCTCCGGCCCTCATGATCTTGGTGAAGTTCTCGTTGATCGCTGCGAACTGTTTGCGGAAGCTCTGCTTCAGGCCGATGGCCTGTCGCTTGGCTGGCTGCATGTACTTATAGGCCAGCTCGGAGATCTCTTGGCCGTACTTATCGAACCTCCCGCCAGACGGCCCGTGAAATAGGCCCTTAACACCACGCCCAGCCTCTCCGGCGGCGGCCGAGGCTAATCTCGCCCCAGGAATCAGGCCGGCCAGTGACCCCATCCCCTCCAGGAAGGCTGCCCCGCCCTCGCCAGCCCCCAGAGTGTAGGAGCCAAGCCCCGGAATCCACACATTCGACACTCCGCCCAGAGGCTGATTGACCAGCTCGTCGTAATTCAGACCCAGTTTGCTGGCGGCGTTCTTGGCGGCGGCGGTGCGAGACTGAATCGCCGCCTCATCGCCGTAGTTAATCGCCTCGCCTAAGGTCGTTCTGGCCCGGCTGGCATACTTACCGGCCTTCTGGCCGACTCCCAGCCGCCCCGCTGCTCGGCCAACCTTCGTGGCCACCTTCACGGCATCGTCCAATACCCCAGCTGCCCGACCGACCTTACCGGCCTTTGAGAGGGCTCCCATCGGGCCAGTGAAAAAGGTGAGCGGGTCCGTGGCGATGTCCACACCCAAGCCAGCCCACCAATTACCGTAAGTGTCCTCGCTGCCAATCGCACCGGCCTGGCGAAGCAGGTCCCGTCCCTCCAACCGACCCTCTCCAGAGAGGGGATGCTTTAGGGCGGCAAATGGATCTGCCCCGCCGATGGTGTTTTTAACAATCGATCCCGGAACACCCAGGATGTTGCCGGCCGTCTGGAGTCCGCTCAGCCCAATGCTTTGGGCCTTACTGAGGATCCCCTCCGGATCCGGCGCGGCTCCACGAAGATCCTCCTGGGTGGGCTGCTTTTTCTTGGCCACTTAACCTTCCTCCGTGAAGCGTTAGGTAGTATTTTAGCAGGAGATACCGGTGCGAATGGGAGGGGGCAACACTAGCTGGCTATGAGAAGTGCGACAACGAACCAGATAGCATTCCGGCACTTCACTCCCGGCTAGCGGAGGGCCGGGATTCTGCTTGGATCAACCGATTCAAGTACCACTGGCACTTAGACAGATCCGCGTGCGTCGCCTGCTTGTGCGGGTACCGCCAGAGGTACTTCAAGCACTGGCCTCGGAGATAGGCCTTGAATCCATCCGGACCGAGAGCGGCCTGGATGGCGTCAATGCACTCGACCGCCCCTTGCCGGTAATGGCTGGGGTTAATCAGATCCTTCTCGCTCTTCTCGCTCATCTTGTACTAGCTCCCTGAGTTTCCTCTCGAGGGGTGTGTATTTCGCCACCAGAAACTGATCTCTGGCCTCAAAATACTGGCGCAGCAGCTCACGATAGTAATCGTTCATGGGACATCGAGCAGTGGGGTCTAGCGTGATGGTAAAGGGAGCTGATCCTACACTACGCCCACTCGTTCGGCCTTCAGGAACCTGAGAGCTGGCTCCAGCCGGTGAAAGGCCACCATTTCCTTGCGATCTGGATAGATCACCACCGTGGGGCAGGTGGGAACGGTGCGGTTAAATCCAAACTGCCGCGAATAGGCTGAGGTGATCTGGTAAGAGCCGGGGCGGAGGGCCACCTTCTCCTCGCCATGACCGTAGAAATACTCGCAGGCCCCCACGTGATGGTGGCCAATGCAGCCGATGTCCCAGTTCTCCGTGCCATGGCGATAGTACTGCTTCACGCAGTGGGTTTCATTGAAGGCGGAGTTCATGCGGTACTGATGCCTCAGGGCGATCTTGTACTGCTGTGAGCCGAGATTCACCTGGAGCAGGGCCTCATCGGGGGCATAGCACACCAGCTGCTTTTGCAGCAGCCCCGACAGCACATCCACTCCCGCCACCTGGTTCGTCCATAAATCGTGATTCCCACTGATCGCAACCAAGACCCGGTGAGCGAAGATACTCAAATACCACTCCAAGAGCTCGTATTGGTCCGAGGGCTGGCTCCGGGCCGCGAGAACGGCCGCCCGGTGCTTGAGATGGTTATCCGTAGCGTCCCCGCCCAGAACCGCGTAGCATCCGTCACTGGCCGCAATCAACTCGGCGTCTTCACGCATTCGCTGCAAATCGACGGTGTTGCCGAGCGAGATGTGCTGATCCGAGACGAACGTGACGGCGATTGGCCGGTCTCCGAGGTCCACGCTAAACTCGGCCATCAAGAGCGACTTCTTGATGTGCTCGGCATTATCCAGCTCGGCAGCCTTCCAACGGGACCCTGGAGAGGAGGACGGGGGAGCCACATAGGCTGAAACGACCGTGGGTCTCGCCCCCTCGGCAATCTTGAGCCGCTGCCGCAGGGCGGCGTTCTCCATAGCGAGCACGGCGTGCTCGCAGGCGCTGCCATGGCTGGCCATCTCCTTGGCCTCCAGAGCGTCTACGGGAGCCTCCAGGGCCACCGCGTGATTTTCCCGGTTCCAGGCCGCCATCCAGCACTGGACGGTGCTGCGTGGCTTACAGAGGACCTGGGCGACTTCAAAGACTCGTTTACCATCGGAGAACAGCCGAAAAGCCTGCTCCCTCTGCGGGTCGGGCTGGGGGGCCATCCTAGCTCCAATCCTGATCGAAATCTAACAGATCGTCATCGGGTGCCCAGTAGGTAGGGTCTAGTTCCAGGTCCATACCACAGCCTCCCGCCCTGAGAAGCCGCTTGTGGGAGTATTCACCCTAGCAGAAAGCGTGGAAAAACATGGTCGAAAAAATAGTGTTGCGGAAAGTGCGGGGCGGGCTTATACTTACTCGACGGCCGGAGTTAGAGATCTACACTGCCATGAATATCTTCGCTATAATCGAAGCCTCTTCGCGTAGTGTGGGTCGCAGCTCTGGCCGGCGCGTCTACACGCTCTAGGCCAGCCTTAGGAAACTAGGGCTGGCCTTTTTCGTGGACGTGCAGCCGTAGCCACGGACGGCCTACATAGGACACTGTGGCCTGCACTTGTTCGCTGGGGAAACTCAGCGAGTCAGCGACCGAAGATGGTTAACGTGCCCGGCAAGGCCGCCATCAGCTGATCCCTCCCTGCACAACCCGGTGAGACCAGGGTGATATGGCAGGTGCGGCATAGGTGACCTATTTAGTCTCATCCGGCCGAGATGCGCGCCGAGGTTTACCGAGGCAAGCATCACCTTGCTGACGAGTAGCTACGAGCCTTGGCGAGTAGCGAACAACGAGTCAGCCGTGTTCCCGTGTCACCCCTCACGGGGTGAATAGAGTTGGTGTAGCTATCCATTGAAGGAGGAGGAGAGGGGGAAGGAGGGCGTGCCGGCAGGTAGCCCGACTCTCCCCGACGACTCCGAACTCCAGCGGAGGAGTGGTTGACACGACGACGCTTAGCTTGGCCAAGTAACTAAAATCAACAGGGGGGGATGCTGCGCAATGATACTGGCTGTTACCGGCCACAGGCCGGAGAAGCTTGGCGGGTACGGGCCAGCTGTGGCTGAAAGGTTATTCAACCTAGCCAGCTCAGAACTCCAGGGGCTCCGACCGGAGTACGTGCTGACCGGAATGGCAATAGGCTGGGATCAGGCCGTGGCTGATGCTTGCCAAGGCAGTGGTGACTTCTGGCTGGGTGACCGGCAGTCTCTTCTGCCATACTCCACCAGACAACTCTGCTCCATTCTGACACCCAACAGGAGACCAATGACGGATGACAATGGTGAAATTTCCCTGTGACATGTTTAAGCTCACCGCCGCCGGGGCGGTGTACAGTGCTATGCCAGTGGCTGAGGCAGTCTTGCCGCCGCTGGCGAAAAACGGGCAGTGGCTGAGGTTTTCCAACGGGAGGTGGCTCCGCATTGTAATCGTCGACGAAGACAAGCCGCTGTTTACGTCAGTACACCAATTGGAGGAGGTTCGCATTCCCAGGGAATGGAGCTGGGAGAACCTCGCTAATCTTCATGATGGCGGCTGGGTGCTCCTGGTTAAGCGACCCGACCCGCGGTATTTTACTGGGAGGCCCACATGCCTAACCCCTGGCTGGAGAACAAGCGGTTGGTAAACAACGGATATCCTCCCGCTCCTCCTTCTGAGGCCCCTCCCCAGGAGATCTGGACCACATCCCAGGCCACCTGTCTGGCGTGCCAGAAGATCCCTGTGCTCAAGGAGCTGGCCCACTTTACGAAGGGGCGATGCTTCGACTGCTTCATGACGGCTCCGCCGGAGCCACACACCCAACCTACGCCAGCCAGGAAAACTCAACCAGAGGAGGACCTAGGATGGTAAGTCTTAGCCAGGAACCACTGCCTGGGCTAAGGCCACCGCTCGGTAGATACCGAGGCCTGGGAGTGTAGCCGCAAAGGCTACCAATGCACTAAGTTTTGTCGTCACTTGGAAATTATGAGGGTTTTCCGATGAATTCCGAACAACTGGCGGGAGCGGCGAGGTACTGGGATAAGTTTTTTGTCGATGGCGGCGATCCAGACGCCGCCCTAGCTGAGATCGAGCTGAGCAGAGACGATCTGTCTTACATTGCTGAGCAACGGGCCTTGAGAATTGCCATGGCCTTTAGAGGCATTCAGCCGAAGACGGCCATCACGGTCATGGATTTCGATCCTACTGAGGAGGTGGCTGTGGAGTTCATGGCGAAGGTCATTAAAGATGGGATCGTGATCGGCCTGCTTGCGGGCCGCAGGCTGTCGGCACCGCGCAGTGACCTTCGCCATGCGTCGAGTAACTAGATTGCCCAGACTACTAAAAACCAGGATTCATAATCCATGAAACACTACACAGCAGTATTCAAAGGGGTTGGCATCGACAGCCAGTCGATTGAGATCAATCAGCGGGCCGATGGTAGCGTCTACGTTTCCTTTCAGAGGACCGATGAAGGCCATGTGAGTCTGGAGATCACGGACCTGTTGGAAATCGTGAATCATGCCCTGGAGATGCAAAATGCTGCCACCCGCAGCTAGGGTCATCGCATACAAACACGCCTTCGCTCCTGGCACTTGTTACTGCGACTGGCTGAACCGGCCCTGCGGCCCGCAAGCAGGCCCGGTTATCTTCGACACGCTGGGGGCTATCTTCTGGGCCTACCGGAGCCAGCCCGTCGAGAATCGACATCTAGCCGCCAAACGGGTTTTCTCCATCTGTAAGGCCCGCTACGGCCACGCACGGATAGGCCAGTTGGACTGGGAGGAGGCGTGTGACCTGTTAAGGGATGCGGATGCCTAACCAACCACCCGTAACTACCAATGAAGAAAGAGGCAAAGCAACAAGATGCGACACATACTGCCGATTAGCGGGAAGGACTCAGCGGCGACCGCACTTGTGCAATTAGCGCGTGCGCCTGAGAGGATGTCATTGCTGAACAGAACATGTTGCCAAGCCAGGGGCGACGGTTTGGCACTAAGTACGGCAAGATTTTCCCCATCCGAGACTTCATTGGCGATGATGATGCTGTTCAGTACCTTGGCATTCGTGCCGACGAAGATAGGACCGGATGGTTTGGCCCGGCCAACATCACTCCCCAGTACCCAGTGGTCGAAATGGGCATCGCCATTCAGCACGTTTATCAAATCCTTGAGCATCGCGGCATCGTCCCGCCATCGTTCTTTTGGTAGAGGCTTTATGATGCCGTAACTGATGGGATTGGAGATTCTGCGCTGGCGATCATTGACACCATGAAACCGTGGACCAAGGCCATGTTGTTTGCGTGGCGATCACGCAGCAATTGCTTCAACCGCGCTGAGAAAGAAGCTGGTAGGAAACCATCATGACCGACACCCTCACACTGCTGATTCAATGCCCGTGCGGCTATTACGACGAAATCCCCGGCGTGCGGCCGGACGACCCAGCCCACGCTAGGTATCTGGCCCGCAGCAATGGCTGGGTCAAGCCGCGAATCAACGCCGCCCCGCTGGACGCCGCGGGCCGAATCACTGCCAAGGGGCAATGCCGCGAGTGCTACATCCTCTACTTCGAAGGTTAAACACCAATTCAGGAATCAGAATCAATGACCGGCGCACTATGCACGTATGGCTGTTATTTTGTCCGCCCGGTGACGCGCGAGCGGGCCGTGCTGGCCATCGCCGACGACTTTCGCCGCGGCTTGTGCGAGCACTTTTGGCGCGCCCACCAGCGGATCGTGGACTTTTGCAACGAGAACTTTCCAGCGTTATGGCAGGCTATGACCGAATGGACGGGGAAAGCCTGCCACGTTCGCCGCCGGCTATCGTCGTCGGAACAACCGCTGGTGGGTGACGTATGCGATCTTCGCGGGACCGACGAGGGACGGCGGAGATTCTCCAGGGTGAAGCCGTTTCTGCCGGTAGCAGCGGTGCGACTGGCCTACGAGGAATTGGAAGGACGATGATGGCGACCGGCGGACCGCTGAAGTGGCATGGCGGAAAAAGTTATCTCGCGCCGAAAATTCGCGCGCTGCTGCCCAGGCATACGCGCTACTGTGAGACACACTTCGGCGGCGGGGCGGTGCTGTTGGCCGGAGACGGCGTGGGGGTGGCTGAGTTTGCTAACGACGTAGATGGTCGATTGATGAATTTTTGGTGGGTTCTTCAAAGTGAACAGCTGTGGCCGGAATTTTTCAGAAAATGCAACGCCGTTCCGGTTTCTGAGGGGGCGTTTGAATGGTCGCAGCTCGCGCAGAATAACGAAATTGACAGGGCTCTCGCGTTTTTCATCCAGAATCGTCAGTCCCGCCAAGCACTCGGTCGCGAATTCTGTACTCCCACCAGCCGCCTACGTCGCGGGATGAACGAGCAGGTCAGTGCCTGGCTCAGTGCCGTCGATGGACTGCCAGAGTTTCACGCCCGCTTGCGGCGCGTCGAGATTCGTTGCCTGGACGCGCGGGAGTTTATCACCGAGCTGGATTCGCCAGGGACGTGCTTCTACTGCGATCCACCGTACGTGCCTGAAACCAGAACGAGCACAGGCGAGTACGCGCACGAAATGACGCTAGATCAGCACGCCGCGCTGCTGGAATGCTTAGCCGGCATCACCGGCAAGTTTCTGCTCAGCGGTTACCGTAATCCCCTGTACGACGATTGGGCCGCCAGGTGCCGCTGCTGGCGGAGGGTCGAGTTTGAAGTGCCTAATCAGGCCAGCAGTAAGCGGACCAAAGCAATAAAGACCGAATGCGTATGGATCAATTACTGATGGAACCCTGCCCGGCTTGTGAAGGCTCGTGTTACTTCGTGTGCCCGTGGTGCAACGGCCAGGGCAGTCGCTTCCCGCTCGACGGCGTATTGCTTACCTGTCACGCCTGTAAAGGCACAGGTCAGGAGCGCTGCCGGGAGTGTAATGGGGTAGGTGGGCTGCTAGCCACCCCAGCCGCCGTAGCGACGCCCCCTACCGATCCACAGGAGTAAGTCCTCGATCTGCTTCCTGGTTGGTAGCGTCATTCCGGTCCTGGTCTGAGGAGCCGCGGCTGGAGATGGCGGCCCAGCGAGGCCTGGAGCCGGCGGCGGTGGAGTGGCTGGAGGACCTGCGGCAGCCGGCTGCTGGCCACCGCCAAACAGCCGATTCAGCCACCCTGTCTGCGGACCAGACATATCGGCAGTGATGGCGTCAATTGTCTTTTGGTCCACAATCCCATTGCGGCGGAGAGCGGCTCCACGCTGGTCAGCAGGCAGGCGGGCGATGTCCTGCCAAGTCTGGGCGTCGATCTTCCCCTGCCCGGATGGAGGAACTGTGAAGTTTGGGGCGGCAGTGACACCGCTGTCGATGTTGGCGATTTCGATACGGTTCCGCCGGTCCTCGGCCGCGTTCGCGGCAAAGGCATTGGCCCTGGCCTCCTCTGCTAACCGGGCCTGGCGGGCTACTGGGGCGGCGGCATCCAGTTTTTGCTCGAATGTCAAGCCCTTCCGCTGCTCCAGGCGATCGGTGCGGTTGGAAGCTTTTAACTTCTCGCGGGCGAATCGTTGTTGATTGCGTTCCTCTAGGGATGCGGCCCGGCCAGCCAGATAATCCCGACGGGCCTGGGGATCCGGCTGAGGTGATGTCGGTGCGGGGGCCTGGGCCACACCACCAGTCGGGCCCAGGCTCCTGGCTCGGATCTTGCCGTCCGGCCCCTCCACATATCGATCCATAACACCAGAGGGACGAAGCCCAAAGTTGTATTCGGGCGGGGGCGGGGATGGGCGGTAGCCTGTCCCTCGGTTGTTGAGGTCAGCAAGGATTGCCTCGCGGCCATTGTTCCTTCGCGCGATGTCCTGTGCGCGGGCTACGTCTTGATCGTAAGTCCCTTGTCCGGGGACGTTAGGCACGGGCTGGCCGAAGCGGCCGCCGACTGTCTTATTCGGGAAAAAAGCTTCTGGAAATTGCCGGTAATTCACGGCAGCCTCCTCATTGGTCATAAGTCCCAGAGCGGGCCTTGTGAACCCGCTGGGGGCCGAGATGGGATTACCGCCAGCCAGCAGCTGCTGGGACAGTGGCCCCAGCGGCTGCGACGGCGGACGAGGGTTAAGAGTATTCTTTTGGATCGCCCCGGCGGTTGGGCGGAATAAGCTAAAGGCGTCCTGGGGGGCTGCTGGGCCACGTATTTTCGCTGGGTCTTGCAGTGCCCCCTGCTGCTCAAAGAAGTCCCCCTGGTCGAACCCTGCCCCCACATAGGGGCCAACCGGCTGGTAGCCGGTAAGCGGACGCTCGTATTGGTTGGGTGGACCAAAGGGGGACGGATCATAGGGTTTTCTTCCGGTTGCTATTAGCGGGAGCGGCGGTGTGGGCAGCGGCGCGGCGCGGGGCGGATCGAAGAGATTGCCTTGGTGCGAGAAGTAATTTTGGTCGGTATTCGAGGCCCCCGCATAGGGGCCAGGCGGCCTCTGGGGCAACACGGCAGCCGGCTCTGCGGCGGGGTTGGTTGGAATCTGATGAGCAAGCAGCTTCCGTCGCTTGCTGCGCTCTAAACCGGCAGCTTGGTGCGGCATTTGTGGTTCCTTCCACGACAACCTGGCAGTTTCTACAGCTGAACTGCCGTCTACTTGATTCTAGCAAATCATAGGGCAGAATACCGTCTCAGGGAGTGGTAACAAGCTAGTGAACCGGCTTAGTCCATGAAATGCAAGGAGGTGTCAAAGTTCGTCACTTTAGAGGTTTTTCAAGGAGCTGGGGGATGTTAGTTCTTTCTCGTAAGATAAGCGAGCGCATTCTTGTTGGAGAGGGAGTGGTCGTCGAGGTGCTGGAAATCACCGGCAACAAGGTGAAGCTAGGGATTACGGCCCCAAATTACGTCACGATCATGAGGGAGGAGCTGCTCCCGCCTTTGGCCGAAGAGAGTCAGCGGGAGCGGGGCGCGGCCTGCACGCTGCCGTCCCAGGCCAGGCCACTCAAAAGCCGAGCGACACACTACGCTTAGAAGCGAACCCCCTCCTCTCGGCCGGCCTCATTGAGGAGATTGGTTACACACCTTTCCGGCCGGGAGGGGGATTTTTGTTTTCCGACCGCTCAATCGCCAAATCCAGCAGCCCCTCCAGCGAGAGCGGTAAAGAGTTTGCCATTGTGGCGACAGTGGCGATGACCTTGCTCAGAATACTCAGCTCGCCATACGCTCGACGAAGGTGATCCAGAAAGCACGCCTTGTGCCAGCGCACACCGGCCGGGCCAATCCGATTCATTTCCTGTGCCACCTGCGCACAGGAGCACGATTCGGTCTGGTGGACTCCATAAAGCTTGATGAGCTTTGTAAGTTCCGTGCCAACACCCTGACTCAAGATGTAGATGGGAAGCTCGCGGGCTCGGCAATTGATGTGGTACTTCTCCGGCGGGCTGTCTGATCGGTACACCTTGCGGCAGATTTTGCACCGCAGCCGCCGCCGCCCGCGAGAGTCTGCCTCGATTCGTTCAATAATGCAGTCCATCGCTTGCTACACAGCCGTAAAAGACCACACCACGTTGGTAAAAGAACAGCCGAGGCCAATGTTGCTCGGACCTACGTCAACAGACTCGTCCAGGTTGAGGCAGTCGACGTTGCTGTTGACTGGAAGCTCTTTTATAATTTGCCAGATATTGTTGCCGTTCCCTCGGCGAAAGGTGCCTCTAAGAATGGGACGGAAGCCAAATTCAAGCTCTATTTGGAAGGTTAAGCAGGTAACGTCGAGGATGTTGCCGCCAGGACCAGTGTTGTTTGTACACAGGCCAGGATTGATTACTTTTTCCCAGCCGCAATCCCCGACTGACGGGCATGTAGGCTGACCGTCGGAGTATGCAACGATGTGTGCGCCAAGATACCTTTCGCACTCTGCTTGTCCGCAGTTGCCGGAAGCAAAATCGCCAGAAATCGTAATCTGGTAAAAGCGGCGTGCCACATTGGATGGGCACGCGACTGAGCAATACAGTGGAATGGTCACGGTGTCGCTCACGCAGCAGCAGCCTGTGCCACCCGCTAATCCGCTGCCAGCCCGCAACAGGCCGCTGCCGTGTTTCCTGAAAAGTGCCATCTATCTATTCCTCGCACTCATCGACTGCAATCTTACCTGTCGTGGACGAGCTACTGGTCGTCTCCAGCTGGGCCGTGATGATATCGGCTTCGACAGCCGTAGCGCCGCTATTGAGTCCGAAGTCCTGAATCACCGCGGTTTCGGTCTTCTCGACAGCTGTGATGTACAGCACATTGCCATTAAAGGCGTAGTGTACAAGCTTTCCATCAGCCACCTTCGACAAATCGCTGGTCACTGTGTCCGTAATGAGTGGGCTAGTGAGGGTGCTGGTGCCCGGCTGGTATCGCTTGACGCTGCCAGTGCTGCCCTTATTGATCTCTCCGTCAACGACGCCGCGAAAGAAGGCGGACGGCGTCTCCCCTTGCTGGGCCAGGATGACCGTATTTCCGCCAGAGGTGGCGGTGGTTGTCCCGATAATCGTGAAACCCGACCCGCTGGATGAAACATGCCACTGGCCGTTGACTGGCCCGCAGGTGCTGCCCAGGGTTGGGGTGCCGGTAACCATTACCGCCCCGCCCTCGCCAAGAAACGTGGCAACGCCCTCGGAGGTACTGGCGGCGGCGATTGAAAACGGTCCGTTTACTAAGTGCCGCTTGGATAGATTAGCCGTGCTTGGCTTAGCGACAGTGATGATGGCTGAGCCGCTGGAGAGGCTCCCTTCACTGATCCGCATCACGGCATGAGGCGGAATAGCCTCACCCGATCCGTTCTGCACTCGCAGCCAGTTCTGGTTGAAGAACGAGGCTCTTAAATCGGGAGTCATTGCGCCATCGCCTCCAGTTGGAGGTCGAACCTCCGCCGCTTCGCCGAGGCCGCCAGTGGGTTCAATTCCTCACCCTCACAAACCGTGGTTACCGGCGGAGCTACGACCGACCATTCCCAGGTGAATTGGGCCAAGTTCCCGTCGGGGGAGCCGGGCACGAGGCCGGGGTAAGTGATCTCGCTGGCCCAGGGAGAGGCGTATTTCTGCTGGAAGAGGGAGGCATAGGTGGAGAGTTCCTGAAATGTCTCAGCCTGCGTGTTGGTCGAGAAATTGAAGTCGTAATTCGGGAACAGCTCCGGCCTATTCAGGATCAGCTGGCCGCCGCTCCCACCGACCGCAGCGTCCCAGTACAGTCCGACATATTGGCCGGTGGAGTCCGTCAGGGTGTAGCTGGTGTTCAGGTAGAGAGTCGGCTCTGTGAAGGCTCCGCTCGTGGAGAGCTTAAAGAGAGGCACGTCGAACAGGACGCTTCTGCGCTCCGGCAAAATCTTAAACGTTGCCAGGTACACGACATTACTGCCGGTTGTCGCGGTTGTCGTATATCCCCAGGCCTCGCCCACATAGACATATCCGGGTGTGTTCCGCTTAAATCCAGACAAGTCCGTTTCTTGTTCCAGAGAGAAGTCGTTGAGGTGGTATTGGTCCATGGAGGTGATGGGGATCGGGATGCCGGGGACCTGGGGATCACCATTCGACTGACCCACCACCTGATACAGCCGCCAAACGTCCGAGAAGGCTAAATGCCTGGCTATTAGGGGCACTCCGGGGAAAGAGAAGATGGACTCGTTCCCCCAGCCCGCCGAGGGTTTGAAATTCACGCTATCGACCAGACTGACCTGCCCGGTTCCGTAGTTTCTAGCCACCGCCCGCAGGCGGAGCGCGCTTTGGAAGATGGCCCTGCCGCCCAGGACGCGAATACTGGCCGGAACACTGCTCCGAGGAGAGAAGTAAAACTTCGGCAGGATCTCGCCCACTCCCGTGGGGGTAGTTGATCCAACTCCCAGACGAACAATGGCTACGGTGTTGGTCAGGGGATTCAGCACCACCTCACAGGCCACATAATCGCACAGCTTCTGGAGGGCCAGATCAGCCCGTGCATTCTGCCATTCAGCAGGCGGGAAGACGCCTGTGGGCATCTGGCTGACGTCGTAAGCCCCCTCCCCTAAGGCGGCCAAGATCAAGCCAGCCAGCTCTCCCGGCGTCTTCCTGGTAGCGTCGTCCACCAGTCCAGCTGCCGTCCGGCGGTTCCATGATCCGCTCACTGTCTTTCCTGCCCACCGCCACCTGCGGTCCTTGAGGTAGACCGTCATGAGCGGGTGCCGTCCGTCCTGCCGGCGGCGAAGATGGGCCGAGGCCACGGCCATGTCCGGGATAGCGATCGTTCCTCCGTTGTAGTTCAGGGCCAGCGGACCGGTGGGGTCGATCTGCTGGGGGACGCAGTAGATGCAGGCTACCGACGGAGTGACGCCCCGGCCGAACGGGAACCGCAGCGCCCTGATCCCCGTGATTCCACCATACGATACTGAGCTGTCTAGAGGCATCCGTGCCTACGAGCAAGAAATGTCATGAGAAAGTCAGGGTTTTTCCTGGCTGCGTGTCGATAAAAACGTCCGCCAGCTTGCAGTCCCTTAATTGCACACTAATATTCCCGGTGCGGCCTTGGGGATCAATGAACCGGCTTCCGGACGACATCGTAACCGCGTTGGTGATGGCAAAACTGGCCGTGCCTTTTGTGCAGTCGAACTCCCCGCCATTCAGGTCGAGCGTGGTGACTGTAGCGGCCCCCATCGGCTGAAACCTGGCCCCTTTATTAACGGTGAGGCTGGTGATTGTCCCTGAGCGATGTTGCCAGACTCCGCCATTCGCTACGCCGGTAGCCAGGGCGCTGGAGGTATCCAGGGTTCCGCCGTTGATCGTGACTGTAGCGGAGTTGAACGTCACGCCTGCCCCACAGACGGTGCTGGCCTGAGAGTTAGGGCCGTCGCCCGTCACCAGAGTCGCCAGGGTGGCTGCTTCTCCAGGATAGAACGCCACCCCCACATCTCCGGCCAGGTTTCGCACAACATTGGCGTTATTGGCCCCAATAATGAGCACACAGGGAATGCCAGTTTCAACGCGAGTGCCCTTTCCGAAGATGTTGTAGGTCGAGGCGACTGTGCCGCCGTCCAGGTAGATCCGGCCGCTGCCGGGCCCCTCCCCAGTCTCCAGGTCGGCGTTCGTGAACCCATCCGCCGTCAGGTATCGCGGGGTGCGGTATTCGAAGTACGGCTTCGCCGTGTTGTCTTTGTTGTAGCGCGAGACGCCGATCTCGCCGCTATAGGTCTTTGTTTTCGTGAACTGGGCCACCAAAATCGACCCTAAGTCCAAGGCGTAGCGGCAATGGACATTTCCGGAGTCGAAGACAACCGTATCGCCATCGCCTGGCACCGCATTGGCATCCCAGTTGTCGGCCTGATTGGCGTGGTACTGGCTAGTGGCGGTCGTGAAGGTGCTTTCCGTAGCCGCTTCATCTCCCGTGACGGCTTCTGTGACTGTCAGGACGATTGGCTTTCCGGCTATCGTTCCCGTCCCGTTGGCCAGGAGATCCACTCGGCCAGCCGTGTCGTTCGTAGCCGTGAATTCACTGAACTGGGGAATCGCCTTCATGCCGCCGTCGGCGATCGTGAAGCCGGTGAGTGTGCAGGCTGTATCGGTGAGCGTGATCCCCTCCCAGGCCTGATAGATCGTGGTGGCTACCTGAGCATCGGTAAATAGTGACGAGGCCCCCAGTGTGATCGTGCAGCTGACGCTGGCAATCGTGAACGTGATCGCATCCGTAGAGACCCAGTCCCCGGTGCCGGTGCAGGTGATCCGGTCTTTTTGCCGGACATTGGCTCCAGCTCCAATCCACTTGGCGGTTGCCATTTCACACCATCCTTGGCGTTATTAAGTGTTTGCAAAATCGTTAGTATTACGATATAGTTCCTGATTATGGCAAGAACTGGACGGCCGCGGCAAAGTAAGGAGTCGAGTACCTATTTTACACTAATAGGCACTCGTTTTAATTCACTCACCATACTTGACCTTGTCAGGTCGGAAAAAAGAGGGTGGGGAGGCTTTGTGCTGCTCTGTCGCTGTGACTGCGGAGAGGTGCTTGAGCGGAGGCCACTGGACGTTGTCACTGGAGCCGTTGGAAGGTGCGGGTCGTGCGGCATTGAGGTCAGGGGCACTAATATCAGGAACTCAAAGAGGAAGTGGCAGGATGACAGGCTGTCTGGGTTAACGGGTAAGAAGTTCGGCTGCCTGACTGTTATTGGTCACGGCGGCTGGGGTGGAAAGCATCGCTCTCTAAAGCTACTCTGCCGATGCGACTGCGGGAAAGAGCACTCGGCGTCGTGGGGAAATATTCGGGCAGGGGTGACCAAGAGGTGTCCGGCCTGCTACGAACTGAACAGGAGGAAGAGAGGCACAAAGCATGGAATGTCCTGGACGAGGGAGTGGAGGATATGGACCCACATGAAGGGACGGTGCGGCAACCCAAAGGGGAGACACTATGCTTACTATGGTGGACGAGGAATAGGATTCTGCCTCAGGTGGGAGGAATTTACGAATTTCCTCCACGATATGGGGCCTGCCCCAACAGCCTCTCACACGCTTGATCGCATTGACAGCAATGGGAACTACGAACCAAGCAACTGCCGCTGGGCCACCCGCAAAGAGCAGCAGCGTAATTTACGCAACACAAAGAGAGCGACGTTCCGCGGGACGGTTGCCAGTGCAGCAGACATATCTGACGCCTTGCACATCAGCCGAAGATTCGCAAATGAATGCCTGAGGATGGGATTCACCGGGGATCAGGTCGAAGTTTTCATGTCTCAGCCGAGGCTACTGAGAGAAGGGTAGGAACTCCGCGGGGCCAAAGGAAGCAAAATCTCTATACATTACATAGGACCACTTGATCGGAAAAAACCGCAGCCCGTTGCCTAGTTGTTGGGCGCTCATGCGGGTAATCCTACGTGCCGCCCGCATCTCGCCGGCTGGATTCACAGGACCAGGAGGCGTTGGATACGCCGAGTACCCCACGGCCATTCCCCGTTGATTGTAGGCGACGACGGTATTATTGGCCGTAACGATCCCCACCGGGACCGTCAACGCGCTCTCTAAGATAAAGAACCTGGGGCCGCCATCGCCAACCGTCTCCACGCTCTCCTGCCAGGAGACGAGGTCATCGTCCACGGCGTCATAGACGGCCTGGACGGTGAATGAGAACGAGCGCCGGTTGGCCAGTTCCGTGCCATCCCCTTTCGGGAAGGACTTCTGCACGATCCTGGTCCCGCTGAGGCAGCTGGAGTCGTTCAGCATCGCGTGGGCAATCGAGCCAGCTACGGTGTAACGAAAGTCCTGATTATTGACCGACAGGGCGGCGTCGTAGGCGTTGGCTTGGGCGACGATCAAGGCCACGTTGGCGGCCTGGATCTCGCCAAAGCACTGCATCGAGACGATGTTCTGAAGGCGGCGGTTCCGTTGGCTGAACCGACTGGTCGTGTTGACGTTGACCAGATTCACTTCATTGTCGGCGAACGACGTGCTGCCCCAAGTTGCCACTGAAGCCATCAGAGCCTCCCGCGTTCAAGGCCCTCCAACAGCCCATCCAGCTGCTGGCTGTGGTCGATGAGGAAGTCGTTTTGGGCCCGCGCCAGGGAGAAGCTGGAGTCGAGGTGCTGTTTCAGCGGGTCGATAGGGCCATCCTGGCTGGCCCTCGGCATTCCTGGCAGGGAGCCGGTTCTTCCGTCCGTCTCGCCACCCTGCTCTAGAAACTTGCCGAAGGATTCCGGAGGGAAGCCGATCTCGTCATCGGGCTCGTCCATCAGATTGGCATCGGGAGCCGAGACATTCGGCGCTTCCGGTGCTTCTGCGGAGGCTTGCTGAAAGTCGAACGGCTCCGTTCCTTCCAGGGTTTGGAGCTGCTCATCAAGGGCCCCTCCCTCCGGGATGGCGGGCGCGTTGTCGGAAAACATCTCGGCCGTGGGTGGAATACCTGGATCTGCCACCTCCGGCTCACCGGCAAACTCGAAGTCCTGCTCAGCGTCAAACTTCTCCAGTTGAGCTTGAAGCTCCTCGCCGACATCCTCCGGGTCGACAGGAGCGGTCTCCTCCCTGGCCTCGTCCTCCAGAGGGCCGTCTTCCCATTCGTCGTCTTCGTAGGTGCCAGCCATGGCAAGCTCTTTTTTACTGCTTTCGGCGGCGGCGAGTCCAGCGAGTCTGCTTAGGAAGCGACAGGGCTTGCTCAACGGTCCAGCCGAGCCTCATAATTCTGTTACGCAAGGCGCGGGGATGTATGCCTGTCTCATCCGCCCAATCAGCCAAGCACTGCGTCTTCCCATTGTAGGTCAGGTAGTGATTATCGCGACAATTTCTTGTCTGCCTCTTGGGGGTCGTCCACAGGCAATTATCGTGGCAGTAATCGCCATTTACATTCTTGCGGTCGATGCTTGCGCGAGGGAACGGTTTCGGCCCCATGTCGGCTAGGAAGTTACTGAAAGACAATCGCCATCTAGGGCATACCGAAATGCCGCGACCGCCGTAATGCTTGTAGTCTGGGCGATTCGGCTTCTCGCACCTCGCGATCATATTGCACCAAGTGTTGTACTCTGGCGAACGCGACATGCCATGGGTGAGGCTTCTTTTTCTGGTGGATTCAAGCTTTAGGCATCCGCATGATTTGGTGTTCCCACAAACCACCCTGTTCCCTGGAGCCTCAAGTTTATTTCCGCACGAGCATAACCACAGCCAAATCACATTGTCGCCAGGCCTCCTGGCTACCGAAACGGCCGTAAGTCTATGAAATGTTTGGCCAGTTAGGTCCCTGAATGCCACTGCCAGCACCTCCGTAAAGGGCACTGTAACATATGATACCTAAACTACTTCGTCAACCGTTACCACCAAGCTCCCGATACTGCTCAGCCGTCTAGCGCTCATCTTTAGCTCCAGGTCGATCTCACGCTTGCCACTGACGACTGGTGTCAGGATATCGGCCTGAAGCGTGGCAAACGTGAACAGGATGCTGGTGCTGCTGTTGGAGAATGTCAGGGTGCCGGCCGCTCCCGCTACCGCGGCGTTGTAGAGGGCGCTAGTGCCGGAGTCGTAGGGATGTGTGGTAGTCAGGTTGATCGTCCGCCTGGTAGGGCAGAGGGCTGTCGGCTCGAGGGCGTTTACATACCGCGGCTCGATGTGGTTGTTGATGTCCAGCACGAAGGACTTGTACTCACGAGCCGCTCCGCCCAGGACTAATTGGGACGTTCCGCCACTGTCACTGTCCTCAAACACTAGCGGGGCCAAGTCACCCGTCACGCCCAAAGTGACAGACGGATAAGCCTCTGAAGATCCGGGGGCTAGGTAGCTGCGAAAGATGCACTGGACGGCGCAAGTTAGCCAATTTGGAGAACCTTCTGGACCGTTCTGCCGGCCAGTGATAATCGCCCGGTTGACGTGTCCGTTGTAGAACTCATGAACGCCTGTAACTTTATCGACCAGCATCCCAAAGGTTTGCAGGGTCTCTGCCAGGGCGAATGTGTTGGTGCTCTCGTCGGAGCCGAGGATCCAGGGAAAGAAGAAGTCCGCGAATCCAGCAGATAAGGGGAACACTACCCAGCCGCCGTAGAAGATTGGGCCAAACCGGGCCCGCTCCGAGATCTCTTCGCGAGAACCGATGATAAGATCAGGGTGGCCGATCCTCTGGCGCTTCTGGAGCGACTCACGAAAGAATGGAAATCCGGTCGCCCCCGACGAGAAATCGATGGCTCCACTGCCTTCCTTCATACATAGTTGGGCCATTGACCCCTGCGAGCAAGGCATTATGCACCCCCAATTTCATTGGCCGAATAGCGGTTCTTTGACAGATTCTCGTGGGCCCACAAAGGCTGCATGTTGCTGTAGTGGCAAGCCTTTAGAATCTGCTCCCTGACGGTCAGATCGAAATCGCACAGAGGCCTAATGTGATCGAGATGCCATCTACCCCAGTTATCCCAAGACATCCCATCCCTGAATCTGGCAGCGATATACTCCATGAAGAATTGAATACTGCACCCCAGGTCCCGCACGGCTGAGGCAGTTTTGCCTCGCCGTCGTCCCTGGGCGACGTAAATGGCCTCGCGCAGCCTGCACCGTAGGTTGTGCTTGAGCCTGGCAATCGGGTCGCTCTTGACGCGAGCTTGGCTGGATGCGATGAGCCTCTCCCTGTTCGCTGCGTAGTAGTTTCGCTGTCTGAGCTTTATGTGTGCCTTGACCTCTGGCCGGTCCCTGTGCCCTGCGAGCCACTCAGACGCCTCGCGATCAACATTTGGCGGATAGCGCCCAGGCGGCCAGCGATCACGCTGGTCGTAGTACCATTGTCGAGCCTGTGCTCGCCGTCGCTCTAGAGCAGCTCCCTCGCAGGGCATTGGTCGGGACTCCGTTCCCGTTTAAGGAATGGCTGGATTGACTTCCCTGAGCCATACCGACACCACCACCCGGCTGATCGCCCAGTTGGGGTATTTCTTGGGGTTCGTGAGGCCCTCGCCGGAGCGGCTCACGATCATTACGTGTTCAGCCGGGTCGGTGGCCCCAGGGATTGTAACATTCAGCCGCTGGTCCGTGCAGCGACGCCGGACCAGCTCCCGCCAGGCAATCAGTTGATCGCTGTCGAGGGTGGCGTCCATGTCGTCCTTTTGGGCGAATACGATCCCGCAGCGGTAACCGATGTCCTGAGTGCCAATAGTGCCTTCGTGGTATTGCTCGCCCAGGTCGTAGATCGAAATGCCCCGCATCGGCTCGCCATTGAACAGCCAGCTGGGGCGGATTGCGACCTCGGTGTCGTGACAATCAGCGGGTTGGAGGCTCAGCACCAGCTCCTGGAGAGCCACCATAATGTGCCCGTGATTACTGGAATAGTCAGGCATCTATTACGGCTGCACTCCGCCGGTGGTCAGGTTGATGTTTCCAGCCACCTCGGCCAGGCTGGTTGGGGCCCAGCCAGAAGGCGTGCTGTCCACGACCCGCTGATCGGCGTGCAGGGCCAGAATCAGGGCCTTCTCGTAACGAGCCTCCCGCTCCTCAGACCGCTGCCGGTCCTGGGTGGCGAAGCGGGCCTCGCAGCACCGCAGGAAGGCGTTTCGCATGGCCCCGGCTTCGATATCGATGCGGGAGCTGATGCGGTATCCGGAACCGGTCAGAGTCTGGTCCGCAGCCTGCTCTAGGGTCAAGGTGGCAGCCGCATCACGGGTCTTAATGACCCGCTGCATGGCGTAGGGCTCGAGCCGGTTTTTATCGATCTCGCCCTGGAGGTCGGTGGGGATCTTTGTGACCCCAGTGGGGCTGAAGCGAATCACCGCCCCGTTCATGTCGCTCGTGAAGGCAGTGCTCGTCCCCGTCACCTGGTCGCTATCGGCCGTGGTGGCCACTGACCCTAATTGGTAATCCAGGATCTTCAGCTCCAAAGGGTCGAACAGACCCAGCCCCTGATAGATCAGGGCCGAGTTGGGAGAGGGGGCGAAATGCACCGCTAGGGCCCCGGAAAACCTCTCCGACCGGTAGACGCTGTAGCACAACGGCTGGCCAGCCCCTCGCTGGACGCGCTGCCGCCAGATAATGTCACCTGGGTCTACACGCGATACAAGCCTCCCCGGAGCCTGCGCGTCATACAGCTCCAGTAGTGCCCGGCAGTTGTCCGGAAGCTCGTACGTGTCTCTGGCGAGCGTATACGAGGTTCCAGCGGCAATGTCGGCAACCGGGGCGTCCTTCTCGTCCAAAACCAAAACCGTGCTGGAGCTGCGGGTGGCCACACTGTACCGCTTGCCATCGATATACAGGGCATATTTCGTGGCCTCCGTCGGCCAGGTCCCGGCGGCCAGGGTGACCGAGCGGCTGGACGCCGTATAGGTGATTGTGCTGGAGGTCTGGCTGGCCACTGTCTGGATCGTCAGCGGGCGATAGAAGTACCGCCATTTTCGCCGGTCGGCGATTTCGTTGTAGGCCTCCTGGACGGCCCGCACGGCCTGTCGCCGATTGCGGGGCGATCCATCGCCGCCGACTACCTGATCCAATACATGATCGCAGGCGTCATGAAACGTCAGGTGACGGTACGTGGTGATGGCCATCCTGGGCTCCCCGGAGAGCGTCTTCCAAACGCAGGGCTACGAGCGGATCCGCCCGATACACCTTGGGCCCCACATGCCCCAGCTGAATCGTGAGATCCAAGTGAATATCATACCCCAACTCCAGCAAGTCGGCGAAGAAGGCCATGTCTTCGTGGCGAATATCGGGATGCTCGCGACCCCGGTCCACGGTATCCAGGCGAAACACGTCCCGAATCCTGCGTTGCTCGACCGGGTCGAACACAAATGGCTTGGCGGCTGAGATCCTTTCGGCCACTTCCCTGGTGATGACGGTAAAGCCTAGCCCCGCCCCCTCCACCTTAATCAGGCCGTGCGGGTTGATCTCGAAATGCTCCAGGTTCTGGCGGCGAATAACAATCGTCTGCTCATCTGTCTTTTGGGGGTAGGTGGCGCAGACCACTGGGTACTGGGTGTTCAGGGCCAGCAGCCTTAGAAATTGCTCCGGCTCCCATTGAATGTCTGAGTCGATCCAGAAGAGATGCCGGGCCTTCCCTTGCAGGAAGGTGTCGAGGACCTTCGTGCGGGCCCAGGTTACTACCGAGGAGCCGGCGATGCAGGCCACCCCGACGGCAATCCCCCGCTCCGTGCAGTACTTGACCGTCTTGGCGAGGGAGAGGCTGGTCTGCCACGGAATCAGCGGTCCCGTGGGTAGGCCAATGTCTACGCTCAGTTCGGCTGGATCGACCGAGAGGGTCATGCCGTCCAGTGTCTCATTAGGCGAAACCACTCGCCAGGGTCCCCGACCCAGTGAAGCTGATGTCAACCAGCCAGGCGTCGGTGGCGATATCAATGGCTTCCAAGCGATCCCCACCATCCCCGCCCGTGGTGGTGATGTTGAACGTGTACTTGATATCCGCCGCAGTGGGATAGAACAAGTCGCTCGCCCCCGCCGTCAGGTGATGACCGACCGCCTTCCCGTACAGGATGTCTCCGGCCAGGGCCGTGATCGTCAGCGACAGCGTCTGGACGCCGTTGTTGTACACGGAGTACCGGTTGCCGGTTCCAGTAGCTGCCGGCAGGGTGATCGTCAGGCCTGCCGAGGTGATGATCGGAACCAGAACGATCCGCTCAGCGTGGAGCGTCTCGGTGAGGGCCAAGGCTGTAGCCGAGGCAGCAACATTCACAATGCGGGCACTGGCGTCGGCGACGCGGCCGATTTCAGCACCCGTGGCGTTGCTGCTCAGGGCGGTGATGAGCTCCGTGGCAGCCCCTGCGCTGCCGAGCCCGGCCCGCAGACGGTTTGTGAGATTCCGTGAGAACGACATAGGAGCGAATCCTTTCGACTATGTCCTAAGCATCCCGGAGGTCGGGAGAGGCTAAGAACGTGAGGGGCCAAACTTTTCGAGCACTTTCTCCCGCATTTCCTGGCGGTGAAGCTTCTTCAGGCTGGGGTCTAATCTTACCAAATCGCTGGTTTTCTGGCGAATCACCTTCTCGCTGAGAGGGCAGTTCTCATTAGCCAGCAGATCCGCGTCCGGCTCCCGATGTTTGACATTCACCGCCCCTGTGGCGGCCCAGCCGCGAGTTTCGCAGAGCTTCTTGATATAGCTCCTGGCCCCGCCGAACGGGACCACGGCCTCCGGGTCACCGACGAACCGAGCCAGCTCCGGCATATATTCATCGCCGGCCTTGATATTAAATCCGTTCTCTGCCAGCTTCTTCTTGACATTAGCCGCGTAGTCGGCCGTGTACAGCTCGTGCCAGGGCTTCCGGCCGCCCCAGAACGTGTCGGTGGTCTGGATGCCGGGAAAGGCGTTGAGGGCCAGCATGGAGGCCCACTTGTCGCCGGCCTCTCGCTTGTCCTCCCGCCGGACACGCAGGTAGACGGCCCCCCTGGTCACGGACCCGCCGCCTTCGTTGACGAACTCCATGCAGCGGGCCAGGACTTCCGGGCAGATGTCAGAAAATTCCGACATCATCTCCTCTGGTAGTGGAGGCAGAGCGACCAGGTCTGAGTATTTGCGCCAGTCCTCGTTATCGCGAAAAAATGCCTCTAGATTCATTTACTAATCCAGGTCCAGATTGCGGAGTATGTCACTCACCTTGGTGGTGATGTTAGAAGCCAGGGTGGTGGCTGCATTGATCTGGCCCGCCAGCTCGCATCGCGTTGCCGCTTCGCGGCATGAGCCTGGCTCTTCCGGCACTGGAACCGGCCTGTCAGTGATGACCATGGCCAGCCCTAATCTCAGCCTGCCGGTAACGTCATCAAGAGCCTGAAGCTGGACGTAGAGGTCGCGGATCTCCGCCGCAACGGTCGCTGGGAGGACCTCATGCGCACCAACCTGGACTCGGTCGGGGGCCATCTGGCTGTGTAATCCGTAGCTGTTCATTACTTACTCCCTGAAGAGTTGGGCTTGGCCGCTGCCAGCGACTTCGTGGCAGCGACTTTCGCCTGAGATTGATCTTTCGTGGCCTGCACCTGGGCGATGTTGGATTGTTTCCGCTGCTGGAGCTTCTGCTGGCCTTGTTTAAGCTGGAGGTTGCCTTGCTGTTTCTGCTGAGTGATCTGCTGGCGGCCCTGCTCGATCTGCTGGGCCCCCAGCGCCTCCTTAACGGCTAGATCGGTCTGGCTGCTCTCCCGCTGGAACTGCATCTCCTGAGCGTGTTCGGTGGCCTTTATCTGCATTTCCATCTGCTTCTCTTGCAGCTTCATCTGAAGCTCAGCCATCTTGGCTTGCAGCTCGGCCTTCAGCTTCTCAATCTCCATCGCCACGCGGGCCTCTTCAGCCTTCTGCTCTAGCCGGATCTCTTGCTGCTTAAACTGGGCTTCCATCTGGATCTCGGTCAGGGGGTTAGCCTGGGCTTCGCCCTGAAGCTTCAGGGCTTCCGCCTGGGTCTTCTGGACCTCGGCCTGTTTCAGCTGCTGATCGAGCTGGGCATTGGGGTCATTGGGATCCTTCTCCGGGATCGCCAGAGCCCCTAGGTCCATATCGTGCAGCTCGCCCCAAATCTGCATCGTGCCGTTCACGGGCGTGTAGTTGCCGGATAGCTCGCCGTAGGCTTGCAAGAGCGGCAGGTAGCGACCCATCACCTCCTGGAGGTTGGCGATATCACGCTCCTTGTTGGGCCGCCGCATCGAGGAGGCCGCCACCTCGTAGCTCATTTGCCGGACTACCGTCTCTTGATCGGCGTTCTCGATGTACTGCTGCCAGAGGCCGGCACCTACTGGCCCTAGAAGCTGTTCGACATCCCGGCCCTTCACGAACATCCAGGACAGCATCGCCTCGACGCCAGCCACCCGACTTTGCCAGGCCACGACCTTTTTTTGCATGTATTCGGGGCGGGCACTCACAGCGGACTTGCGGGCCTCTGTCGTTGAGGCGGTGCGATCCTGGGTTCCATCTTCGTTCTGACCATAGACGAACGGGGTCATGCCCATTCGTTTGTCGAAGGCGTTGCTGAGCAGCTCCAGAACGGCCCAAGCATCCCGATTGACCTCCTTCTGCTCAATCAGCTGGAGAACCTTCTTCACGTCCTCGGCTCCCGGCGGGAGTGGGAAGACACTACAGTCATCTCCATCGTCCAGCACCTTCTTCATGTCGTCGTGGTATTGCCCCAGGACGGCCCACATCTGGCGGCTGGCGTGCCAGGTGCGGTTCACGAGCCAGGAGACAATGCAGTTGATGGCCTTCAGCTCTCCGAGTGCCGGGGATAACGGGGGTACGCCGTACGGACTTTCGGGATCCTCCCAGAAGATGAGCCGCTCCACGGGCCAGCGGTCATCCGCCCAGAGCGGGACGGGCCACTCGAAGTGCAGTCGGATCTCCTCATCGGTGGCCCCCCGCCGAATCTTGTCGGCCGGGCAGTTGAGCGGATACGGACAATCCGGACAAACAGCCAGGTACGCATAGTCCCCGACAACCTCCTCCAAGTGATTCTTCAGTAAGCTCGTCATCCCGGTCAGGCGGGCCCCCACGCCCATCTTCGACCAGACCTCGTACCACACCACCAGATCGTTCGTCTTACCGCTCGCCCGTTCCGCGGCGAACCCGTCTTTCGTATTGGCCTCGGCGTGGTGCCAGCCTGACTCTAGCGTGGCCTTCCCTTTCAGGGAGCCGGCGGGGAGCCGGAACTTCTTCTCGACCTGCCAATGGGGCTGAATGTGCCTCAGGGCGATCCACTTACATTCCTGGGAGGTCTTAAAGTCCGGATCGAAGACCAAGTCCTCTGGGGCTTTATGGAAGCAGCCCGTGAGCATCTTGTCGGACCCTGGCATGGAATAAGGGGCGGGCCAGAGGTGCCCAGAACCCTTCAGGAGAGCATCCAAGAGGGCCATCTCGCTGTGCCACTCCAGGCCCCCCCCCGGCATCTCCCTGGGCGTGTAGTTCAGCCAGCCCTGCATCAGGTGGGCCGTGAGCCGATCGACCGTGCTCTTCTGCTGGATCTGCTGAGCCAATGCCTGCCTGACATTCGGATGGGAGATTAGATCGGGAGGCAGTTCAAGGCTGTCTTTCGGAGAGACCGTGCGATGGGGGACGTCCCACATCAGGTTAGGGAGGTAGATAGCCGTAAACTCAAAGGCCTTATTGATGTTCACTCGGAATCGCGGCGACTTCACCCCCCGCCAGAACTTCTTGGCGTACATGGGGTCCCACATGGCCGCCGCCGACTTGTTGTAGAACATCTGGCATTCGCTGCCGACGTCCAGCCACCGCTTCCTGCCTGGCGATGTCAGCGCAGCCTCGATCTTGGAGAGCCAGCCGGCGATCAACGGACGCAGGAATTCGTAATTCCTTAAATCATCGAGGTCGAGCATCCTTGCTCACTTTCATTACATCCGCTCAGTGGGGGCAGGCAGCGGTTCTGGCGAGAGCACTTTCTTCTTTTTAGCGACGGTGGCCGTGGCTCGGCTGGCGGCTGCCTCGGCCATCAACTCTTCTCGTTCCAGTAATTTTTCGGCGAACCTCGCGGAAGCCTTCCTGGCTTCTTCCTCAGCTCGAAGTAGGTTCTCCTCCCGCCTGGCTACCTCGGCCTCAAACAGCTTGTAATGGTTGTCCTCCGGGTAGTAATCCCAGGAGCCGCAGCGCCCGGTGGTGGGGTTGCCTTTTTGGTCGTGGACCTTGGCTGATACATGGTACACCCCCGACTTGTGCTGCATAAAGGTGTTGATGGGGAATGCCACCAATTTAAGGCGGCCGGGCCCTTCGATGCCAGACACCAGGGCCGGCACTGGATCGGAGGTGTTGCCGCTGCGATACCACTGCACGGCATATCCGACCGGGGGGGTCGGTTGGGGCCGCTTCTTGTCGGCCTCCAGATCATTCCAAGCTTTTTCGTTCATCGAAATCCTTTCCTGGGGTGCGTTAGGCGAAACTGAGTGATTGCTCTCCGGGTCCTAGGTGGACATACGGACCACCCGCCTCCCTGGCCTGCTTTTGCATCATCCGCATGGCGGCGTGATAGGCGGGACTGCCCCCAGCCCGCCGCTCGGCGGGGGCCACGTAAGCGGTGCCATCCAGGAAGCGATGGGAGATGTACTCGCAGAGGTACTCCGTCGCTGCCATGCAATCATGAATCCGCTCGTTGACCGGCTCGTCGATGGGCACCATATTACCCTCGTTGTCGGCCACTTCCTTCTTGCGGTAGGAGTAAAACTCCTTGATTGTGTAGTGGCATTTTGAGGATATCCACAGCTTCGGCCAGCCGTCCTCGACAGGCTCTAGGAACGCCCGGACCGTCCGCCGGCGCAGCTCCTTATCGTCGCAGCCCCGCATAAACCCGGCCTTCGTCAGCCGGGAGAGGATGCCCCGCTTGCGAAATTCTCGCTCATAGGACTCGAACACCGTCACATCGTTGCCGATGTTGGTTTGCCGGCCAGCCCGCTGGTCCATCACAAACGCCTCCAACGAGAGGCCTTCCGTCAGCGGCATTAAGGCGGCTGCGAACATCGCCGGAGTGTGCTTCTTGACGATCAGCTCTCGCTCGATGATAAGCCGGTCCCCCATGACCACCCGGTTCACTTCCGGCGGCGGGACCACCCCGAACAGGCAGGCTGTGCGAGTATGGCTAGGATCAATCACCAGGTAGCGGGTCCAGTCGTGCGGCAGCTGCGCGTCCCGGAGGCAGTTGCAGACAATCTGGTGGGCGGTTGCAGGCTCTGGCAGCGGCTCGTCGTACGGCTTGACGACGTGAATCGCCGAACCGAAGTCGTACATCCTCCGGCCGGAGACAAAGGCGGAGATGTCGCCCCGGTCACGATGGGCCTCGTCATCGTCACCATCCATGCGCAGCAAGCCTTCCTGAATACCCTGGCGGTCGGAGTAGGGGTTGTCCGAACCGGTAAGCTGAAAGACCTGAATCGGCGGCTTTTCGTCGTCCTGGTGGCGCTTGGCCCGCTCGATGGTTTTGATGAGGGCTTCGTTGTGGATCTTGGGCCATACCGACCACAGGAACCAGCCCCGCACGCTCATCAAGCGGTCCTGCCACTCCTTTAAAAAGGCGGCATTGGCCGTGTCCTCGTCCAGCCAGATTCCGTGTACTGCATCGCCCTGCTTGGGATGGTCGCCGGTGGTGGGGTAGGCGCACATCGTCACGCCGTTAATGATCCGCACACTGTGGAAGATATTGCCGGCCGAGCTCTCCATGTGCCAGCTGTTGGGAACGATCAAGTGCTCACCAAATAAGGGCGGCGAGAGCACACTTTCCTCGAACCTCTCCACGTCGAAATTGGGGTTATAGGCCCGCCATTTCTTGGTCTTATGGTCACGGAGGATGCGGAACTCGCACCCCAGTCCAGGTGAGAAGAGGCGGTGGTAGATCGTCTGGCCAATGTGTTTCACGTCCAGCCCAATGACCCAATACAGACCGTTGTTTCTTTTAGACGGAACACGGAACCGCTTCTTGATAGGCGTACCATCAGGGCGAATGATCGGAATGCCCAGTAAGCGGCTGGCGAATTCCATGACGACGGCTAGCGTGTTATGAGTGACGACAAAGTCCCTTGTAACATACGTATGATCGGGACATGACACGCTAATACACACGCAATCTGCCGCCCCGTCAGGCTTAATCGACCTTAGTATTTTGACGGCCTTCTCCTGGGCTGTTTTCCGCCAGTTCTCCCAGGCGGGGACCGCTGGTCGATCGCCTGGCAGCGGCTCGTCGCCCCACTCATCGATTATTTGCTGAGCGGAATACACCTGCCACTGTCCGTCGCCGCGAAGCCTTTGACGGCCTGTCTGGATTAACCACAGATGCTCACCACAACATCTAGTCCACGAGCCATCGCTGAACGTAACGCGGAAAACATCCTTCATGCCCTGCGGGAACACTCCAGTTACGGTACACGGCTTACCGTCACCGCCAATAACAATATCACCTTGAGCCAGCTCACCTATCGGTCTCCACCCATTCGGTGTCAGGATCGGCTCGTCCTTGGGTTGCGCTTTCCCGCTGCGCTTTCCGCCCGTCACGATGTTTTCGCTGGCCTGAGACTCATGGATCGGCAGCTGCTGATCCGACGGCCGATAGACCCGGAGCGGGTGCTGCTCGCGTAGCTCCAGCTCGGCGATCCCCCTCTGGATCTCGGCCAGCTCGTACTTCAGGCTGCCTGCCATGGCTTACCCTGGACCGTCCTCTTGGCCGAGCAGGTAGCTCAGCGCGTCCTTTTTGCCGCTTTCCTCGGCCGCCTCGGCCATCAGCTCCATCAACCGCAGCTTGAGCGTGTCGCGGATCGTGGCGTCGTCCATCTGTTTCCAGTCATCCTCTAGCTTCATGCGATCAACCTTGGCGTGCAGGGCCAGGAGCTTCGTGGCCGCGTTCACCGCAGCCCCCTTGCCCCGCCCCTGATCGGCCAGATCTTTAATCCAGCCCACCACGTCCTCGCAGAAGGCCGCTGGGCCGCCCCAGGCGTCGTAGCACTGGCTAATCATCCGCTCCAGGGGCTTGAGCTGCTTGCCGGCCTGGTTGGCATCCAGGATGCGGGACAGTTTTTGTCCCGCCATCTGGACCCGCTGGTCGTAAATCTGCATTGCCTCGCCAGTGGTGACGCAGGAGTTGCAGCGAGCGTCCACGGGCAGCCCCTCGAATGCACTCAGGGGCCGCCGGCTTTTACACTGCGGACATTCACGCACTTCCTCGAGTACGATCCGATCAAGCATTGACAGGGGCTCCGATCTCAATGGCCCACACGTCGCCGTGGCGAACCACCTCTCGGCCTAGTGACTTGGCGTAGGCCTCCACCGAACGGCTGCTGCCTAGGCCTGCCAGGATGCCGCCGTGAGCCACGGCCTCCCCCCAAGCTTTAATAATCCTGACGCTCGGAGTCCGCTCGATGAACACCAGGCTGAACGTCTGACCGGGGAGCGGCTTAGGCATCCCGCTGCACACCAGATTAGCGAGCACGCGGCCCTGCTCCAGCTCGGCACGAAAGAACTTATTGAATTGCGCGAACCGCTCCGGGTCGTAGGCGTCGTAGGCGTAGAGATGGGATCCTGCCGGCAGCTCTGGCTCAACAGCAGCCAGCGATTGCCCGGCCCCACAATTTACCACCGCCACATCCACCTGCCCCTTCGTGGCCACATATTTGGCTAAGCCGGCGATCTCATTGAGAGTGAGGTCGGGGATCTCGGAGGGGAGGAGAGCTACCTTCCGGCCGTTGACCATTTTATGCTTAAGAAGCAGTGGCTGGCCGTTCTCCTTAACAGGACCGCCACTAGAGGTGTAATCCGGGTCGCTGGCCGGCTCCCACACGTCTGTGCCGTCAACATCAGTGTCATCCTCCTCACCGCTGGGACAAGCGGCCAGCTCCTGCTCTACCAGCTGCCGAGCCTCAGCCAGGTCGGCATCCGTGAGGTAGACATAATCCTGGTCCGGGCCCAGCTCCAGGTGCCTCAGGCCAATCCGCGAGCGGTCAATAGGAATATCCGCAGGAGCGTCCGCCGGAACGCGCGCTCCCCTTCGCGGATCGGGGTCCTGGGGCGGATTCGGATCGACCTCGGCCCGGTCGGTCCCCGCAAAATTGACGTACTTAATCGATTCATTGGCCGAAAGATTATCGCGGATGACATCCGCGAACGTCTGGGAGATCGACTCCATCGGCACATACTGCGGGCGGCCGACCTTCTTGGTCTTGTGGTGCAGGGCCCAAGAGTCGCAGGTGGCCCACAGCACGTCGTAGCCCTTCGTGATCTTCCAGTACAGGCTGATGTCGCGGGTAGCGACAACATCCTCGGTACTCTGTTTTTGGGCCCCATCATCGGTCATCTCGTACTTGAAGTACGGCTGAGGCAGGCCCTCGAAGGCGCTGAGCGTGAACAAACACACGCCCGTGGGCAGGGCGGCGACCGGGAAGATGCCCGTCAGCTGGGCCGCCTCGTTGCGGGTCAGGATGTCGAGCTTAACCGTCGCGTGAGGATTGTCGCTCTCGCGGTTGCCCCAGCGAAACAGGTAGGGCACCTCCCCGCCATACAGCTCCGAGTACACCACATCACCATTCTTGACGTAGCTGGGATTTTCCACTGGCGGGGGGGGCGGTCCACAGTAGGGGGCCGCGATCACCGTGGGAATATCCCGGATTAGCCGCTCGTAGGCAAAGTTGAAGGCCGTCTTCCAGAACGGCTTGGCATCGGTGTGGTTCGACAGGTAGCCATCGGGCTCATTATCAGAGTCCAACATCAGGATCATGTCGAAGCCCAATGACCTGGCGTCGCGGACGGCGGCGTTGCGGGTCAGGGTCACTGGCGTATCTGAGTAAACCTTGATCGCAACGCCACCGATCCTCTCATCGGTCCTCAGCTCGTAGTATGTTTTGGCGAGCCAGATCGCCAACTCTGGGATGGTCGAGGCCACCCCGCCGTTACCTGAGTAAGCAAACAAAGCGACAAACACATTGACTTGAGCTTTCTTCATCTGAATCCAATCCTTAGCGCAAAAAAACCACCCCTGATGGAGTGCAGGCTCCTTCAAGGGTGGCCCCCGGTTTTGAATGGCGTAACCATCACAAAACCACACGCCGCTCAGGGACGGCATGTGCTATGTCCGCTGCCTGCCCAGCGGGGTTTCGGTCATCAGGAAACTGGCAGATCGACGTACACGAGCACGTCGGCTCCGGGCGTAGCGGTCGTGCTCATCGCCTGACCGATACGATTCAAGGCATGGCTCAACGTCGTGGTTGATTCGCTGGTGGCCGCGACCGCCACGATGCGACCGGCGGTCGTCGAGGTGGTGCTGGCCGCGGCCGTGATAGCCGCCACCCACGCTTTGTGAACAATCGTGCTAGCGCTGGCGGCGTTAATGCACCGCGAGGGCCCGTTGGTCACGATCCAGAACAAGTCGTTGGCCGCAGCCCCGGCAGCTGGCAGCCACTCGTCCACAATCCCGGCCACGCCGGGACCGCTTTCAACTACCGTGAACCCATCGACCTCCTTACCGACCTTGCCGTTGGCCCAGGTTACGGCCATTTTCGGCAAGGCCGTGCGACCCATGCCGTTCCGCACTAGCACGCAGCGGCAGTAGCCGCCAGTGCGGGGGGCGTAAACGCCCGTCGTGCTGGAGTAGTCCAGGTCCTTGAAAGTCTTTTTGATGCCCTCAATGGCCTTGCTCGTGGTGCCCGTGGAGGCTGCCGTGCGGTTGGGGCCAGTTAGGTACGTCTTGCCCCGGCCGGGAAGGCCGATCACATTGTCAGACATTGGGAAATCCTTTTCCTGGGGGCAGTCGGTTTCTACCCTTTACCCGGTTCCTGAAAAAGTGGGGTTTTATTGGTTACCATTCGCCTTAGGCGTAGTTATAGAGCTTGCCAAGGTGCTTCGGGCTCTCGATTTTCAGCTGCCCGTAGAAGCCGCTCGACCAGAGGATGTCGTAGCCGCTGCGAGGATCCTTGTCGGGACCTTCCATCCATATCAGCTCCGGCGTTAGGCAAGCCATCTCCAGGTTGGAGAAGTTGACCATATAGCCGGTGTTAACCGGGCAGTCATAGTCGCCGCTGATCGCACAGCCGTCCTGGTTGAGGGTGTTGCCGGAAAACCCCAGGTCATTGGCGGCCTTGTGGGGGATGTTGATGCGACGGATGGCCTCTTCGTGATTCTTGTAATCCTGGAAAAGCTTAGGGTTGAGGACGCAGATGTCCGGCATCCCGTCGTCACCGCCCGTGGTAGTGAGCCAGGTGATGGCCTGACCGATCACCCGCCAGCAGTTGTCCTCGAAGGTCGTGGAGCCAGTGCCCCAGCCCGTGCCCGACCAGTTGACCAGCTTCGGAGCGAAGTAGTCATACTCAGAGTCCCCCTGCCCATTGGGCCAGTTGTTGGCCAGCGTGGCATTCGGGAAGTCTGATCCCGTGGCGCTCCATGTCCCGCCCTGGTTGGCGAGGGCCGTGGAGAGCGTGGCATAGGTCGTGCTGGGCTCAGCAATCTCGTCCGAGGCCGCGGGGGCGGTTCGCTCGGTGAGGGCCGTCTCTAGGCCGTAGATGCAGTTTTCGCGGCCCGAAGTCCCGCCGGTGCGGTAGATTTCCCCAGCCATACCGTCTTGGAGTTTCTTCGTGGTCCGACCCTGCTTCGTCCTGAATAAGTTAATCAGGGCCTCCTCGCCCTTATTCATCAACTGTTGCTTCTTGGTGATCGAGTCGGGGACCACATAGCCCGACCAAGGCAAGGTAGCCTGGCGGAAGGCGTCGTGGTTGGTGAAATCGATCATCGAGCCGTCGCCGTGCTGGTGCATTGTCGGCTGACTGAATTCCACCTGCCACTTGAATTCGTCGCCGCCGTTGTTGTAGGTGATCGAGCCCTTTCGCTTGAACATCGCCAGGAAGAGACGCCGGCGGACGGTCATGTCCGAAGCCATCTTCATGTATTTGGGCTTCGTAGTGTGGATAATTCCAATCCATTCGTCAGACATCGCTTTTCATCCTTGAAAAGATCGAATGCCAGGGCAGGCCGCCAAGGCTGCATCGTGCAGCTTTAGAAAGGCGTGATGCCTGAACAGTCCGATTGTTCGCTTTAAGCCAGCCCGGTTTACGATGCGCCGGGCTCGCTTCTAGGTCGCGCCGACCGCTTTTTGTTTGCGGTAATCAGAGACCCAGAGGTTGTCTAGATCTTTTTGATTGGCGACCGTGAATTCCTCACCGCCGTCCGAATAACCGCCTTGATTGCTGCTAGCCGCAGCTTTCCGGCGTGCGGACTCAATGAAGGATTCTTGTTTCGTCTGGGGCGGAGCGGCGGGAGCCGGCGTCCCTGCCGGCACAAAGCGTCCGTGCTCATCCCGCTGCCGTCCGTCGTTATTCGTCGCCTGAGGTGGGGGGGCAGTTATCTGAGGATTCACTATTCTCATCGCCAGCTCGGCCAGGTCTTGTGGATTGGTGATCCCTTTCTGGCGGAGCTGGGCGACTGTGTCCCGGAACTTCTGTCCGTCGGGAGTGAACGCCCCGTCAGTAGTATAAAGCCAAGCCGTGTTTTCGTCAGCAAACTTTTGAGCAAAGGCTTCCTGGTCGCGAGCCGAGAAGCTGGCGGTGGTGTACTGCTGGATCTCTTTGAGCATCTCCTGCTTCAGGGCGGGGAGGATTCCGTCGTAGACATTCCGGTAGAAGTTGCCCTCGAACAGCTTCTGCCGCTGCTGCTTTTCGGCGACATGGGCCTGGTTGATGTTATTGAGCAGCGGCAGGGCCATGGCCTCGAAGCCTTCGGCGGCTTCGTACATGCCATTCGAGGCCAGCCGCACAATCCCGTTTTCCAGGGCGAACTGGCTGGGGGCGTCGAGCGTGTGCGTGTTCCATAATGCGCCGAAGTGGCCGTCCAGATCAAACGCCTCCTCCTGCTGAGGAACTGGCGGTGGCTGTGGCTCAGGGGCCGCAGCAGGACGGGCCAGCGACTGACGGCCGTGGTCCGCATAGGGGCGATTCTGGATGTATTGATCGAGCAGGTACTCGGCGAACTTGTCGCTGTTGTCGATCCCTTCGAGGTCCAGGCCGGCGCTGTGGGCCCGTGAGAGCAGGGACGGGGGAAGGGCTGGTGCGGCTGGAGTCGGATCCGGCGCAGGTGTTTCGACCGGCTCTGGAGTCGTCGAATCGTCAGCAGTTAAGAGATCTTCTAGTTCGTCTGGCATATGGGCTTTTTTGCCTCCTGAGATTCGCCGCGCATCTTGCGCAACTTGGGTATTCGAAATATTTACCAGCAAATCTGAGTGGTGGACTGGTCTATTTACAGTAAAATACGGTCGATCTCACCCAGGCTAAGGGGAATTGTCCATGAACAGGGCGATTGAGGACCGGGAGCATACGATTGCGCTTACGAGGCTGTGCAAGTTACTGCCAGACGAAGTGACGTACGAAACGCTTCGTTATTGGTGCTTGAAGGGACGCCGCAAGGATCGCAATGACCCTAACTCTTGTGTTCGCATGGAAAGCGTCAAGAAGCCGTGCGGCCTCTCCTCGTCGGTGGAGGCCTATTGGCGGTTCATTGCGGCGCTCAACGACTAGCCCCCTAAAAGAAGCAAAATCGTCGCAGCGCCGCCGTTTTTGGTACTTTCGGGTGGTTTGCAATTTCAGAGGCCTGCCATGAGATTCAAGCAGCGATTCTTCTCGCCGCGCAGCTATGTTCCCAAGTTCTACGGCTATGCCCGCTTCAGCCACAGGCGGCGGCTCGATAAGTTCGATAAGGTCGATAGCGTCGCGGACCAAGAGATTCGGATCCGGGCGTTCTTTGAGATGTTAAAGGCGGAGAGGATTCTAGAGTGGGGCGGCATGTTTTCGGAGCCCCTGGCCCAGAGCGCTCACAAGCGCCGCTTTTCTCGTCGGCCGGCCGGCCGGGAGTTGGTGGCCATCCTTAGACCCGGCGATCAGCTGTGCGTGGATAGGTACTACCGCCTGTTTCGCGACATGGAGGATTTTGCTCACCAGCGCCGCTGGTTTGCTGAGCGGGGAATCGGCCTGCACATCGTCTCGTTCTTGGGTCTCTCGATGGACGCCAACAGCCTAGGGGCCGAGATGATGTTCGTGATGTATGAGGCCTTTGGGGAGTTTGAATCACAAATGAAGAGCGAGCTAGTCCGGGCGGCCAAGGCCAGCCTGCGAAGCCGGGGCCGGCACGACGGCGCTAAACTGCCTAAGTTCTGCCAGCTCGTGGACTGCCCTCCCGGCGAAACAAACATCGGCCGGCGAATGTTCCTGCCCTGGGCCCTGCCGGCCATGGATATGATCGAAGACGCCGTGGACAGTGGCAGGAAGCTATCGTCCGCCATTGACGAGATCAAAGAGCAGTTCGGCGTCCGGCTGAATCGGAACTATGCGTCCGATTTATACTGGTTCACCAAGGCGTACAAAGAGCTGGGGCAGCCGGACATTAATACGCTTAATTGGCTGGACGTCATGGTGGAGTACAAGCAAGCCCACTGTGGAACCGACTTGGACCCCAGACCGCCCGCGACCGTTCGTAAGTATCTAGAAAGGAAGGAGGTCAGCGATGCCAAGGCCTACCTGCGGCGAGTGTAGTTTTTGGTGCCCTAGTGAAGCTGAGGAGTTTCTAGGGAAGGGGGAGTGCCGGAGGAAATCTCCAGGGACGGATGGGATGGTGCCGGTGACCACGTTTGATTACTGGTGCGGTGAGCACAGCGAATGGTACAGGTACATAATGGGCCGCAGTGATGAGCGTGTTAAGGAAGGAATCGAGACATGCCCACCATCCGCTTCGTCGGAGGCCCCTGGCACAACCGCCTAGAGGACGTGGAACTCGCGCCGAGAGTGGAGCTTCACGGTCGTTGGCCGCCCTGCAAGTACTACCTTGTAATGCACTGCACGGGCCTGGGAACGAATTATTTCCAGTACGTACACAGCAGTTTGATTCTTGGAGGCCGCGTCCACAAATCAGCCAGCCGGGAGTATTTTTGCTCTTGGCTTATTGATCGGAAAGAACTCGAAAGCAGGCTCAGGGGGATTATGAAATGACTTTCGGCAAGCTGCGGATGGAACGGCTGGAGGGGCAGGTCAAGGCCACCGAAACACGCCTCTTAGAGGTGGAGGGCATCGTCAAGGTCGCCCTGGCCGAAATGCTCGATATCATCCAGAGGCACAACCAGGCCCTTCTGGAGATCGAGAAGATGCTGCATGTCATCGGGGGGATCACCGGACCAGAAGCGACCCATCCGCTAACAGCTTCAGGACCAGCCTCACATACCCCTCCAGACTAAGGTTCTTCGCTTCCGCTAGTTTCTTCACCCTATCGTACCCATTCTGGGTCAGACGGATGGCAACCACCTTATTCCGGACCAGTCCTGGAGGTAAACGAGGCCTGCCCATGGTGTATACCTGTTGCAGATTAGTGGGTTTAGCGTCACAAAATATGGGGTTCCTGTAATCTTTTATATCAGAAAGTTGGTGCAACGCCAATAATTTCCTGGAATAACGAGGAGAAGGAGGCCCTGGATTGGCTCTTGAGCAAGATGAGCAGCCGCTCACTCCATATGAATGGCACCATAGAATTGAATATTCCAGCGTCAACCAGACGAGCGATCTTCAGGCACATCGCCAGGACGCCGCTAGAGGCCGTTATGGCTGCTTTCCCGGCGTGCGAGAGAAGAGGCCAATAACACAAAAGAAAGCCCTACAAAGCCTCCTATGAGTCCAGGTGGCGCATAACCTTAAGGGAGCATCACAGAATAGCTATGATAGGGCTAGATAAGTTGCCTATCTTGCCAAAGAGTGGAAATGGTCAGGCTCCGGGTGGCGAATCTTAAGCAAGAACCCTAGCGGATGGGGCCATACCCACTACTCACCCTAGCTGTAATTACCACCGCACCGGCTGGTTTATACGCCACCCTAGTAGTAGTATAGCCTGCTATATCCAGTGTAGTCATATTGACTACACCTGATGACATGCACTACACGCTCCCGCCTGATCTACCCTCAGCCGCCAGTCTATGTCTGGCCTCCCCCCTGGGGCCGCTGTACCACGCGCCTCGCCACCTCCGCGGCGGGCCCAGGCCGGGCGGCGCGGGGCGGCGCGTGCGAGCCTTTCGCGGGGGGGGCGGGTTTCCGGGGAGGCGCGGGGCTTGACTTCGCCGCAGTCACGGACTACACTGGTAGCTGCCACTCACCTACCTACTCACTTACTCACTTACGAGGCACGCCATGCTCACTTATGCGTCTTTTAGCGGCGGAGAACTCACGCTGCTGCCAGCTCCCACCTCCCCTCGCTCTTTCTGGCGAGATATGCGGCGGAGGGAGGCGGAGTACCTGGAGTCGCGGCGGTGGCGCGACTCCATAGACCCAGACGAGCCACCCCGGCCCATGCCCCTCCGGCCAGACGGCCAGAGCGCCCGGAGGGAGGCGCTGACGCCATATATGCGACTCGAGGAGCGGCACCCGAATCACCGCGACTTCGGCGAGGAGGAGCTCGCCGAAGTCGCCGCGGCTAATGAGCGCGACTGGCAGGCAGTGTGCGAATTTCTGAGAGGCAAACTACCCCTCCATTCGGGGATACACACCGTAGTAGACGAGCAGGGGCTGCCGTTCCCCATGCATGTACGTATAGCCACCTCCGGGCTGCCGGTGGCGGAGACCACGAGACCGAGGTATGAGCCGCCAGCGCCGCTAAACAGGCCCTGCTCGTATATGTGCCACTCACCAGAGGCGGTGCACTGTATGCCCGGCGTCTGCCGGGCCACACCAGAGGCCGCGCGGCGGTACGTGCCTGGCACCAAAGTGCTCCTGGAGTTCGCCTGCCGCTACGCCGCGGAGACTCTCCGCGAGCTCGGATTTGAGGCATGAGACATAGGTGCGGTCTATCATCCGCCCCGCTGCAGTGAGCGGGGCGGCCAGATACACCGGCCATGTTGGCCATAATCACAATTTCCCCCTAAAAGATGGAGACAGACCATGAGCATGACCGCACAAGCAGCTAGCGCCTACTTAGATTCGTGCCTGGAGCCAGACGGGCTCCCGCCGGCGGCGGCAGACGGGCGTGACGTACACGACGCCTATGCCGCTCTAGGGAGGGGGTTTGATGACTTTTTTGCCTGGCAAAGTAAACTCTTGGCCGCCGCGGCGGCTGGAACCGGCAGGGCCGGACCCTGCCCCATCAGCGAGGCCGAGTTCAGGGACCTGGCTCCGGAGCTCACTCTCACTCTATTTAGCAGGAAGGTAAATACAGTCAAAAAATACGGAAAACCGCGTGCCAATACAAAAACTGGGCAGCTCAGCGGGGGCCGCTTCGAGTCAGGCGCATTCGGCTACTGGTTTGGTGGTCAAATTACCCTCGAAATCGGGGGTAAGAACGTGATTTTTCAGTGCGGCGGAAAGCTAGTGGCCGTGAAAAGCCAAGACGGAAAAAAAATAGACTAAAAAATAGACTAGCCCCCCAGAGCGAGCACATAGCCCGGCGTACGCGAGTACGTACCGGGCTATTTTTATGCGCCCGCCCAGGCGGGCGGCCAGCCCCGCAGCTGGCGGGCCTAGGACGCGATCTGCGGCGTGCGGCAGGCCTGGCGGGCCGAGGCCAGGCCGGCCGCACGAGCACGCCCTGGCGGGCCGCTGGCGAGCGCACAGGGCCAGCCAGCGGCGAGCTGCCGGCGGGCGGGCTGGCGGGTAGCCGGCCCGCCGAGTGGAATCACCCACCTACTCACCTACTCACCTACTCACTTACTCACCCGCACGGCCCCCAAGGAACACTTACTGGACCAAGGAAAACCTTGGCTCTTGGAAGCGGATAGCAGCCCATAATTCAGACTGGTATTGATGCTAGGGGGCTGTTTTTGTAAACAGATTGTCAGGAAGTTAGCCGCTGCTTTAAGGAACATCTAGTGGACCCCAAAATAGACAGGCAAAACGCCATCCAAGCCCTTAGCTGGTGTGACCAGATTTGCCAAGCGCTCCAAGACGGGGATGAGGACGCCATCCACCTCATGCGAGGCAAGTTGGTGTACTTTTTCGCCAAAGCTGAGGAGCTAGACATCGTGGCGGCGGTCGATCTGGTCAGAACTAAGGCACTGCTGGTCCTCAAAGAGCAAGGTAAACAAGGAGAACAAGGAGAATCCGATGAATCGAATTAGTCCACGGGACGCGATCGATGCGTCTATCGCCACGAGGATGGGACCACTGCTTATGCGGCAGCGATGGCTCACTTCAATCCACCAACCGAGGAATCGTCACTATGCAACGTCGCTACCGAGTCAGTTGGCGCGGGCCGTACGACGGACAGAGAAATAACGACCGGATCCTGACGCTGACAGCCAAGAACAAGAAACAGGCCCTGGAATTGGTCGGTCGCCTGTTCCCGATGAAGAAGATAAGGGTGGAATACCTGACCACCCAGAAGAAGTAATATCGTCGCTGCTGCGACGTTTTTACTACTTCCAGGTGGCTTGATATAGCAAACCAGCCGCACCCACTCACTTACTCACTTACTCACTTACTCACTTACTCACTTACTCACTCACCACATTGTCCCTTGATTTCTGTTTTCTGGAGGGATTCGTCACATGCTAGCTTTATCGTTCGTGGACGCCATCCGCCAGGATGGCTATCGTCTCCTGCGCGTCTCGAGAACCAACCGGCGATACGCCGGCGAGCACGCCGTGCTCGCTATGGACCGGGACTACATCGTCACCTACGTCTTTGTGCCTCACGGCGGGTGCTATGGGGCGTGCTGCCACCGGCAGAAAATAATCCGGTCCACCGGTCGGGCCGAGGCACGGGTGGAGTTTCTACGAAGGTTTCCCCTAGCCGATGTGATTCGAGTGGACTGAGTGACGGTGTGCATCCCCACCCACCGGCAGTTGTGCGGTGGGTGGGCTTATGTACCGTTATCGCGCTTCTCGTAGCTAAACGGCGCAGCACCGGTTGGCTATCAAAGAACAGCAGGGGAAATGGCCATAAAGGATCATAGCCAATGAAGAATCTGCAATCATTTCACTGGGAGTGGCTGAAATCGCGATCATTTACCTTAGAGCAGGCCGAGACCACAGCGAAACACATCGACCGGGCTTGCCGCCTGTCTCCGCTGCTCGGCGATGAGAGGGCTGATACCGTTGTCATCAACAGTGAAGACGGATCAACTCTGACCATCAACTTAGCGTTCACCATTGCCTTAGGGCCGTGGACTGGCATTATTTCCGAGCACTTTCCGCCAATCATTGTTCACAGCACAGACACCACCGTGGAGGTAAAGCCTGACCGATCCACTGGATGACGACAGAGATCAAACCAACCCCAACGACATGAATGGGGATGATTGGGCTGAGTTTTATCACGAACTCGGCCCGGACTACGAGGATTACATGGACCACGACCACTCAATGGACGCTTAACATAAGGAGAAACCTAATGCAGAGTTTCAGACTGGGAATTGGACATCACCCACAAGGACCGTCGGGAGGGGTGGGCTGCGTCAACGAGATCGCCTCGGTGCTGGCCGGCGAGAAGTGGAGCGATAACGCTTCCTGCGTCGATCAGTTCTGCCGGGAGATGGCAATTGCCTACAACGACTCGTTTGACGACGACGACGAACTGAACGCCGATGAGTATACCCAGGGATTGCCTTGGAGGCTGGTCGGCACGGCCAGCGAGAAGCAGGGGAAGGCGCGTCGGAAAATGCTGGCTGAATTCTACGAGTCCTACAGCGACGACTATAGTCCAGAGACCCACTGCGATATCCTCTCTAGCGAGAGGATTGGTTCATTAGCCGGAAGACTTATCGTTACCGCGACGACTCGTCCAGACGCCAGGCGGTGCCTGGAAGAGATGCTGGCCCTCACCGAGATCAAGGAACCGGCCTGTCAGGACGTATGCCTGGTGGGGGCCGCCGGAAACGAAGGACCGAACATCTGACAAATGTCACGCCCGCATTTTCGTCACACTGCTTAAAGCGAGCACCCTGTGCTTGCTAGCGCTGGCTGGCTTGCTTAGGCAGGAAACTTACGTTTCGTCACTTTTTTAGGAGGATTAGTATGCGCGTCACGATTCGGTATGGGACCGGCAACGAAACAACCACGGAGTTTCCAGATGGAACCACGCTGAGCGATGTCATTGGTAACCCCAATGTGCGCGGTCTCTTGGGCTACGGCCAGAATGTCGTCGGCCACATCGGCGGCATTCCTCAGCAGGACTCCCTGACTCTGTTTAATGGGGTTGTGGTGGAGATCCACGACAAGCAGAGCCAAAAGGGGTCATAGAAAGAGGACGGATCGCGAATAGGGGCGACCTGGGGGCGGGGCCAAGACTGCCCCTGGGTTGGCCTCTACTCCCGATTCCTCGTCAGTAAAAGGAGAGGGTATGCCGTATGTAAGAATTGTCTACGTCCCCATCGATAGCAGCCACCGTTATTGCGGGCTCGAGGGAGCCATTGTCCGCGTGAACTACCTTCCGGCAAGCGGAATAGAAGTCGTCTATGCGGCGGACAGACTCCCGTGCCGGCCCGGATGCGAATCCGACCATCCCCAGTCGGTGGGTGCTTTCTGTGAAGAAGTCCCAGCACATCTAGTACAGCCTGGGGGTCCAGGCACGCACGAACTCGGACCAATCTTTATCCCGCCAATCACTAACCCTAACTAGGAGAATGTTATGGCAATGAAAAATTGCATCGTCATCGACGAGGATGGAGTGGCCCAAAAAGTCACAGTCAAAACCTTCGAAGCCGGGGAGATACAAAACGCCCTCTACAGGGTCTCACAGAGCGGGTTCCACAGGATCGATTCGGTGTTTATGGTGGACGGCCAGCCCGTGACTATGGCACTCAACAACAACGGAGTGACTCTGGCGGCGGTCCAACTCCGGCAACTGCCGATCACCACCAACTACATGCTGAATGATAGTGTGCTGAACCCTTGCTGGGCGACACTGACAGACGGTGTGCGCATGACTTGCATCTTCGTACCACCAGACAACATGAAGCTATGGCTGACCGTGGAACTCGTGAGCATAGAGAAGCGGACCACGATCCGTGAACTCGTGAGCATAGAGAAGCGGACCACGATCCGTAACGTGTTGATCTATGCCCAGGCGGCTGGGCAGACCGGCTACTTCCGGCTCCCGCTCCCTAATATTCACACCGATAGCCGGCTGTGCCCGAACCGGGAGCATGAAGAATGGGCGAACCACCTCACCGGAGAAAATGCAAACAACATCGAGCTGTTGCTCAAAAAAGCCATCCGTCACGTCGTTGAGAGCGTCTGGAATAAGGACCTGGCTCCAGCCAACTCAGCGACCAGGCAAATATTCAGTTTCGATCCCCAGACACTCACCAACCAGACCATCCCCAGCGAGTGGTGGACGAGCTGCCAGCGCGTCTCGCGGCTAGAAATGGAGGTTCTCCATGCTAACTAACCCACAAATCGATCAGCGAGTGAGTTCCCTCCTCCATCCGGATCAGCAGGGGATGATTGTTGAAATTATAGATGACTCGATTGGCGTCAGGTTTGATGCACCAAGCGAACCAGAGCCGGCTGCCGAGGAGAACCTCTATCGGCAGCTGCTGGTCGATTTTTCCGTCAGGTCTGGAGATCCAGACGAAATCCAGGGTATGGACTTACCTCTGTTTGTCCACTGGCTGTTCAAACGTAGCAGTGAATTCCCGCAACAGGTCCAGGAAATTAAGGACACCGTCATAAGCGCCCGGGGGCAAGTTATCGACCTGCTGCGATCTGAGATCGCACGTAGACTTATTCAGGAGATGTGCAATGAAACATAAAGTCATCGGAGGTGGTGGGATAGGCAGTCGGGTGGTGGAGCAACTAGTTCGCCTCGTTGATCCTGCCACCGTCACCGTCATCGACGGGGATACGCTGGAAACCAAGAACCTGGACCGCCAGCTATTTAACCAGTCCGCTGTTGGCCGCAACAAAGCCGAGGCCTTGGCGGAGAAGTACGGCACCGGGTTTATTCCGGAGTATTACTCCTGCGGAGCATTCAATGGAATGGATAACACCACGCTCCTCTGGTGCTGTGCGGACAACAACACTTGCCGGCGGGAGGTGCTCGATGAATGCGACTTAAATCGCTGCTGGGCGATTCTCGCGGGCAACGAGTACACCGACGCTGAGGCCATGCTCTACGAGCGGGGACTGCGGAACGGGCCGCACGACCCCAGGACGATCTATCCAGCCATCCTCACGGATCACCAAAACGACCCTCTGGGGCCACCCGGCTGCGTAGAGCTGTCAGAGGACAGCCCCCAACTGGTCCTGGCAAATGTCTGGGCGGCCAGCTTTGCTTTGCATCTGTATTGGTTTCACTTCCGCGAACATCAGGCCGTGGACAAGAGAGCCAGCCAGCGCTGCACTGGCGAGCACGCCGTGCTCGCTATGGAGAAAGCCTACTGGCCCATCCATCACAAAGTGAACTTCCTCCAGTTTTCCACAATCCGGAGGCTCCACCGCCAGGAGGTGATAAATGCCTAGTGTCGGTTTTTCACAACCAACCGGAGTAAAACCTATGACGGCCACGATTGGCAGCGTCCTGAAACGAGACTTGGGAGACACTATTTATGGGCTGCTGTGCCAGCCCAGCCCCCCGGACAACATCCGGGGCTTGGTGCTTCGGAAAACCGGGATCCCGATTCCAGAAAAAGAGAACCCCAGGTCCTGGCTGGAGGCTAACTACGAGACGGCCAAAGCGGCCCGGCCGGCACCCGCGGTAGCCAAACAAACGCCTCTCTATTACACAGTCTCCGGCGGCTACCACCGCCGGGAATATGGAAGCTGCGACTATGCCAACGACGCCAGCTACGCTGGGGAGCTGCGCGTCCCTGAAAGAGTGATCCGGGAGATCGTGGAGGAAAATGAAGGCGACTTAGATAACATGGTCGAGTACCTGAAGCAGTACGTCCGGGATAATGAGTCATTTGAAAACAACGGAGACGACTACTCCTACAACAACTATGAGCAAATCGGCTCAGACAGCAGGGAGGATGAGGAGTACAACGCCGCGGAGGTTCTAGACGCCTTCCTTGCCGAGCACGGCAACGAGTTTGATGCGGAGGGGAACCGTATCGAGTAGGAGGATGGCGAATAGGAACAGCCACCGCAAATTGCGTTCTAGCTTGACGCGGCGCGGTCAGTCGTTCCAGGCTTTCCTGGCTTTGCGTCTGGGGCGACTCTCCCTGCTTCGTTGTTCACCACACCTACACTCTGATTGGAGTCTCAAATGTTTATTAAGTCCGAGGACAAGATTTATGAGATCATTAAGGCGGGCAGCTGGTCAGGACTGGCCGAGAGAAATATGGAAGAGATCCAGAACCCGGTCAATCTCTGGAGCGGGCCTAAGCGGACGCTGGCCCAGCACCAGCAGGTACTGGCTTTCTTTGAGTGGAGCTACCAGACACACAAAAACGAGGCTCAGGTCAACTGGTTCCTGAACGACACGGAGGGACGCTGGGAGCCGCTGGTGCTTCCCCAGCAGGGCCGCGGGCTGCACGTTAGCCTGTTGCAGGATCACCCGAACTACATCCCCACCTTCCAGCGGCTAGGGACCGGCTGGTCGCCGCAAGGGACCGACCATCACCATTGTTCTGCCCCAGCCTTTCAGTCGGGCACTGATTTTGGCGACGAAAAGACCAAGGAGGGGTTACATATCACAATCGGCGGGATAGGGAGCGATAAGTACAGCATCCACGCCCGTTCCAGCTTCCGACACACCATCCGCCCGGTGAGGCTGTCTCAGTGGTATGAGCTGCCGGAGTGGGCCGTGAGCCTGCCCCTGAACCTGCAGGACACGATCCTGGAACATCTCCTCACCACCCCAGCCAAGGACGCGGCCTTCCCGGAGTGGTGGAAAGAGAACGTGATTCCCTTTCGCCAGGTCGCGGTCACGCACACGCCGCTATACAGAGCGTCCTACTCGCTGCCAACGACAACGCGGTATCCGGCGAAGGAGGACCGGCTGGCGGCGGCGCTCAAGGAGATCGCCGAGGAGCGGCACTGGACGCTGAAGGAATTTCGCGAGTGGGTGAACGCCATGCTGGAATGCAAGGCCACCTGCGACTTGTTCCGGGCCCTGGACAGCACATTTTGCGACCTCCGGGAGGCCGCGGACGTGCTGGAGGACATGATCGCTGAGGGGGTTGGTCTGGAATATAATCGCGACGAGGGCGACCTAGAGTTGGCCGCCTTGGAAGAGACGTGGGCGACTGGCGGAGAGTTGGCCCAGGGGCTAACCCAGGAAAGCCGCTAGCATACCCTCGACCACCCGCCCTGAGGGAAACCTTAGGGCGGAGACTCCTGGGATTGTCGGTACAGCTATTGACTGCCAGGAAATCGGTGACTACAGTAGCGAGCACGCACCGCACAGGCGGCTTGCTTGGGCCACCATTCGTCACACCCTTTCTCACTAAGGAGGCTCCCTTGCCTACCGCTGCTCAGAAGAAACGCCTACACGACACGCGGGAGTATTTCCGCGAGAAGCTGCTCACGGTTGTGAATGATGTCGAGGAGGCCTGGCCGACGCTCCAGACCCGTTTCGGGATCAATCGCAGCCAATGGTCCCCGCTGAAACGTCAGCTCGGTGAAATACTGGCCGCCGCCAGGAAACACAATGGCAAGGTGGTAGCTAGTGATCCAGAGGACACGCCTCCTCTATTTAGCGAGCCGGAGGAAATCGTCATCCCCGCGGATATGCCTGTGGCTGCTAAGTCCGCCTTTAATGTTTTACTGGCCAGAAATGGGCAGCTAGCTAATGAAGTGCGGGCCAGGGATGTGGAGATCGCCGCCATGCGTGGCGTGATCGCCAGCAACACCAAGCGGATCAACACGCTCCGGGGTGCCCTTAAGGACGTGATCGACGCAATATAAGCCAGCCTGGCGAGCTGTGCTCGCGCTAGCCAGCTGGCGCAGCGCCGGCGAGCACTCCACGCTCGCGCTAGAAAGGGGCTTGTAGGTGCTGTGGTAGTAGCTCAAACGATTAGAGCGCTAGATGGTGAATCTAGAGGTGCGGATTCAACTTCCGCCTGCCACCCTTGTGAACGAGGCCGGCTATACCGGGATGAATCCAGCCGTTGTTCGTTTTTTCGTCACATCGTCACCGCTAGGAGTATTTCTCAATGGCCGATGTAATCAACCTGGAGCGGGCCCCTAGGCCTGAATTCACCGACCGCCAGATCAGCTTCGCTAAGAAACTAATTGGGATTGGACTGGCCCGACTCACCATCGCCTCGCTGGTCCTGGGAATCGACTCACCCTCCCTTAACCACGCCCAGATCACCTCGTCCAACCGGATGATCTCCAAGGCGTACAAGGAGCTGGGGTATACCATCACCGACGCTCGGCATGGGGCTAGCCCCCAGACGGCCGCGGCGATCAATGCCTGCGCTCGTGAACTGCGAGTCCGGGTCCGGATTGCCTAGGAGCACCTATGAACAGCAAGAAGCCCAAGACCCGCGTAGAGCTGATGCTGCGGGTCCCGCCGTGGTTGAGATACGCCGTCAATGAGATGGCCTACAGCCGCCGCATGTCCGCCAATCAGCTTTGCCTGAACGCCCTCACGGCCCTCATTTCTCCGAAGGATCGCTATGTTGCTGAGCAGCACGTTCTTAGCCAAGATCGAAGCCAGCGGCCGGAGAGCCGCCCAGAGCGCAATTCCGCTTGAACAGTGTCCGTTTACGTCTAGAACCCTCAAGGAGGCTTGGGAGATGGGCTGGTTTTCTGGCCGCCCTCAGGCCTTAGAAAGCAGTCCCCATGTCAGATCAAGCCAGTCGGACCGCCAAGATTACCCGGATCAGTGACGGCGACAAGACCATCACCACCAAGGACGGCACGATCCTCTCGATTATCGAGGGAGATTTTGCCGACGGGTCGCTCTGGTCACATTACTGCCCACAAAGCAAGGCCCAGCAAGCGAAGAGCGACCTCCAAGCCCTGGTGGGGGTTGAGGGGTTGTTTGTGTTGGTTTCTCAGGGTGAATACCAAGGGAAAAAGAAATGGAAGGTATCCGCCTGGCCAGGTAGGCCACAGCGAGCGCCATATCAGGGAGGTGGGCGGCACGGCAGCAGTGAAGGGAGTGGATTCATCCCTCGCTACCGGGATAGCCTGGATGGGTTTAATGACGAGGGAGCCAGGATTGCTCGCTCCGTGGCCCTCCAGCAGGCGGTAGCCTTCTGCGATGAGCAGGACGCCATCCTGCCGCTGGCCGACAAGTTCTACGACTGGCTGATACAGGCCCTCCCCGCCCGGCCAGTCCCTCCCATTATCCAGGATCTCCAACAGATGATCCCTGGGATCCATACCGGAGCTGACATGAAAGGTACGGCCCAAAAGGCGGCCGACACCATTGCCAAGGCCGCCGGGGAGGCGAACGCGACACTGCTGAACAAGTGCCGAGCTGGTGTCGCTGAGCGGTACGACGAAAAGGCGATTTCCCCAGAGGAACGAGATGATTTGGAGATCGCCCTGCTCGTTGCTGAGCTGACTATCGCCAAGCAGACGGAGATCGAAGCCTCCGGCAAAACCTGCCGCGAAATATACGCCTCCCTGCTGGCCAAATCCGTGGCGGAGCAGAGGAAGCTACATCCAGACGTCCAGGAAGCACTGGACAGATTCTAGTTCTCGTCGTCACCTCAGGAGAATTCTGAATGGGTACTGCCATTGCCGAGCCGCGTCACAGCGCGGCCCCTAAAATCGAGATGCCCGACGAGGAGGTCTATGACATCTCCAGCCTGGGAGGCGGAATCGTCCTCAAGCACCGAGAGACCATCGAACTAAAGGTGGAGAAGGCGGCTGATTTTCTAAACCACTCAGAGTTTTGAATTAATGACGTTAAGGTGGATCGGCCTGTGGCCGAACATCCGTCATCCATCTCGCCCGCGAAATGCTCTCTGGCAACTTCCGCTGGGAGCAGGTCAATCTGGCCGTGGCTCATGTCAACGGCCAAATCTATCGCATGAACGGGCAGCACACCTGCTTTCCGGCAGGGACAAAAATACGCCTGGCCGACGGGACGCTTAAGCCAATTGAGCACGTCACGCTCATGGACAACGTCCTTACTGCCGAGGGGCGGTGCCGTGGTGTAAGGCAGGTCCATTCAATGCCGCACGTCGGGCACCTCTGCCGAGTGCGGCTCTGGGGTCACGCGCACCTCCGCTGCACCCCCAATCACGAGATTCTTACCAGGCGTGGATACGTCTCGGCAGATTCATTAACATCTGATGACCATGTGAAAGTGCCGCGATATGCCCCGCAGTGGGCGTCTGTCATCACGACAGCCGAGCACGTAAGCGGATCGTCCGCAGCAAGCCGGGCCAAAAGCACAACCTTTCCAGCCTCTAGCTTTTCACACGGCGGCCGGGTGAATCACAAGCCGGTCCCGGATGCAATTAAACTTGACAATGACTTTGGGCGACTGATTTGGCTTGCGCCATCCATACACCAAGAACTCACTAAGAACAGGCCAGTCTGGAAGGTGACGGTGGCCGTAGCGACGCTAGGAACTAGGCACCAGGGCCTCCCGGAGGTGGATTCCGACTCCACCTGGCGCAGGGTGCGGGCAATCGATAAAGAGAAATTTGCCGGCCTAGTGTACGACCTTGGCGTGGACGAAGATCACTCGTACGTCGCTGAAGGGATTGGCGTGCATAACTGCTGGGCGCGTATCCAGGCCGATGAGGAGGGCCTCAGCAAAAAGACCCGCTGCCCAGTCCAGATGCTCCAGTACCAATGCAAGACCGTGGAGGACGCCCGGCAGCTGTACGCCTCCCTGGATCGTGGCCGGGGCCGCGGATCGGGGCTGGTAGTCACCTCTCTGCTGCTAGGCACCAAGGAATTTGCGGGATATACCGGCCCGCAGCTGAAGATGATGAGTGCTGGGTACGGTCTCTGGCGGTGGGATGAGGCGCACGCACGCAAATGGCACAATGCCGATGAGCGAGCGGATATGATGAAGACCGAACATCACAAGCTAACCCTCATCGTGGGGTCGATCATCAGGGAGTCAAGGCAGCGGGACTTCAGGCACCTGAAGCGGGCGGCCGGGATTGCGGCCATGTTTGAAACCTGCAACAAGGCCCCGGCTATTGCTCGCGAGTTTTGGCTGGTGGTGCGGGACGGAATCGGCGTAACCAACAAGACCGATCCTCGCTACGCCCTGCGGGAGTACCTCAAGAACACGGCCCAGTGCAGTAGCGAAGCGGCTGGCAGCAACCTCCGCGTGGCCACCGTTGAGGACATCTACCGGGCCTGTATTCAAATGTGGAATGCCTTTCGGGCCGACAAGGAAGTTAGGCTGATCCGCATCGCCGAAGGCAACCGTCCACTAGCGCGCTAAAAGGAGTCGTTTGATGCGACGGACGAAAGTTTCCCCGGAGGATCGCACGCGGCTCCTCTCGCTCAAGTTCCTAGAGGAAAGCAACTGCCGGCTCTGCAATTGCGCCGAGTGCGGCATCGAGCTACTCTCGGCCGTGAGCCGGATGAAATACTTCCTCACCAAGCCCAAGGGGGTGGAGTTTCCTCCGGCCGTTGCCGGACGAGCCAAGGATCGACCTTACTGTTCTAAATGCCTGCCTAATTGGAGATAATAATGGCTTGCCATATGGGCCATGCTCCCTACCGACCGAGAGAAAGCACCGTCGCATCAAAACTGCCATTCAAGGTCCTGGCCTACGACACAGTGAAGGCGGATTATCACGGGCAGGTTCAAGCCATACTCAGAAAGGCGGCTGCCTCCAAGTCGGCCTCTGTCCGCGGCCTGGTTGAAACCCCACAAGGATTTACTTGGTCGGTCGCCTGGAGCCTGTGCGACAACGCGCCGCTCACGGCGAGTCACATGGATGCGATCAGAAGCCATCTCGCCGCCAATAGCCAGTTTTACCTGAAGGCCTCTGCTATACGGGGAAGGAGCGTGACCATGGAGCCGATCCATGCCGTCCCTACCCCAGTGGCTTCCCTCTTAGAGCAAAAAGCCCGCAGGATCTATGAGAACCGCAAGTTCGCCGTAGTAAATAACGAGGAGCCGCGACAGCTCATCGCCTCGAATAGCGAGCACTCCAGGGACATCATGGCGGCCCTCGAGGGCTGGTTGGCGACCCATCCAGGTGCCCATGAGGGTCTGGCCACTGTCGCCAGATCTGTGATATTTCAGCTGCTTAAGTCCACCCACACCACGAACCAACATGGCTAAGGCTTCTGAGGGGCGCACTGTTCTAGAGGCTCCCGCAGCCGCTAACTTAGAGTACGACCTCGGATTTGCCTGGAACTGACACCTCTACACACGCAATGGAGCTGCGGGTCATGGGAAAGGACCTTCGCAAGATCGCCCTCAGGCAGGGGCAGATCACACTGTCCGGGATGCTGGAGAGCGTCAATAACCTGCACCGCGAGGCGATCTCTGACCTGAAGGGGTCGCTCTTAAAGTTCAAGGCGGCTGGGGAGCGACTACTGGAGATGAAGGAGCAGTGCAAGCACGGGACCTTTGAGGCCCTGATCGAGAGCGACGCTTGCTGCTTCGGACTCACCGCGGCCAAACTGTACATGAAGCTGGCTGGGGGCTGGGACATCCTTATGGAACTGCTGGGGCCGGGGAACCTGTATACCCTGAGCCTGGCTGCCGCCGTCAGAAAAATCCCCAGCCAGCGACGAGAGCCTAAAAAAGAAAGCCCGCCGCTGCCGCCTATAGCAGCGTCCGCTGATCGTGACACTTGCTTTAAAGGAGGGAAGCATGTGTGGGAAGGCGACCCAGAGCTGGAGGGAGAATATTGCGCCAAGTGCCACGAGCGACGACCCGATGTACGGGATGCCGCTGACGAGGGTACTGAGGAACATCCTGGCGATCCGGGGGGACAGGGAGCTGAAGAGGAAGCTGCTCAGGGCCTGGCTGTGGGGGGATTACCAGACCTGCGAGGACGGCTTAAGAAGGCACTCCAGGACACGACCCGCCTCATCGATGAGTACTGCCAAGCGGCGGAAGACGAGTCGCTGCGAAAAACCATGCAAGACGGCCTCCGCACGGCTTGGGAGGCGTTCCAGAGAGCACCGCCGTGACAACCTGGGAAATACTCGGAACGGTGAGGGGATCGTTTGAGAGAGCTATTGAGCTGGCCTCCAAGTAGTCTAGAGATCGGGAATGGATTCTCTTGTCACCCTGCGGGATTATCAGAGCCTGGCTGTGAGGCAGGCTTTCGACGCCTGGAGAGCCGGACACCGCTCGGTGCTAATGTGCCTGGCTACCGGCTCCGGGAAGCGCAAGATTGCCCTCTACATCATGCACCTAGCAGCCCAGAAGAGGCGTAAGGTGCTGTTTGTTGGCAATCGGCGGCTACTCATCAACCAGGCCGCCGACGACGCTGAGCACTGCGAGATCGACTACGGCGTCATTATGGCCGACGTCATGCAGGGTAATCACGGCTCCACCAACCAGATCGCCTCCCTCCAGACCCTGGAGTCCAGGCACCTCTACGACAAGTGGAGCAACATCGCCACAGGAGATGGCCTGCCAGAGGCGAATCTCCTGGTACACGATGAAGCTCATTCTGATACCGACAGGTTCTGGCACATCGCCTCGTTCTACCCCGATGCCAAGATCCTAGGGCTCTCGGCCACACCGGTAGGTAGAGAAGGCCGGGCACTGGTAAATAGCCCCTACGACGTCCTCCTGGAGCCGATCAAGAACTCAGCACTCATTGAGCGGGGGTTCCTGCTGCCCACGCGAGTCTGGGCTCCCTCCGAGCCCCAGCTCGATGGCGTCAAGATCGTCAAGGGCGAATACAACCAAACCGCCCTTGGTCGGCGGGTACAGGAATGCACGGTCGCTGGGGATGTGTTTAAGGAGTGGGACCAGCATCAAGACAAGGCCACGGTCTGCTTCGTTCCAGGCGTCCCCTTTGGCCGCTCACTCGTCCAACAATTCAACGCCAGGTACGGCGCTGGCACGGCCCAAATCATCGCAGCCAAAACAAAGCCTGAAGAGCGACTAGACGCTATTGGGAGAATTGCTAAAGAGGGGCACGGTGTCCTGGTCTCATGCGATGTCCTCAAGGAGGGGTTTGACTGCCTGGACGCACAAACAGAAATCCTGACCGCCGGAGGATGGGTCGGGATCAACAACATCCCGGCAGCGGGAGAACTGATCTGGACGCTCAACTCAGATCGCAATGAGGCGGAGCTGGCACCGGTTTTGGCGTCAATTAGACGCCCCGTGCGGGCTGGAGAGAGGTTCTTGGTGGCATCCAACGAACACATAAATCTACGTGTAACTGAAGGGCACAGGCTGTACCATCGCGTTGATGACGAATGGTCATCCATAGCAGCTGGAGAGGCGATTGGCTTGAGCGGCGATCTGACGCTCCCGCTGGCTTCCGAGGCGCTGTTTGAGGGAATCCCTCTTACTGACGATGAGATTCGATTCGTGGCCTGGTTTATGACAGACGGCGGCTTGGGAAGCGGGAATCGCAGCTCAGTAATTGAGATCGCGCAATCCAAGGACTGGCACCACAACATTCGTGACCTCCTGAAACGGCTGGGATATAATTTCTCTGAAAGCGTCAAGTCGCCATCGCTAACTGGCTACAAAACAGATAAGAAATCGCACAGATTTTGCGTCCCCAGGGGTGTCCGCGGTAATGTTGTTGGCTGGGGCCGCCTGGCCCCCTATCTAGACCGGGACGTTTCCCCGCTCTTGATGCGAATGACAAAGCGACAGTTTACTGTCTTCTGGGAAGAACTCATGAAGGGAGCCGGGAGCCAGCAGGCCGGAAAAGGCGGGCAACTCATATGCTCTCGCCAGAGCCAAGCAGACCGTTACATGCAAATGGCGGTCACTCGCGGAATGGCAACGTGCCTCCTGGAGTGCAAAACCAGAAAAGGCAAGGCGATCTATTACGTTCGAGTTCGGGACGCTTCATCTATTACTCTGCGGCTTACTGACAAACGGTCCGCCAGATTCACGCTGGAAGAGTCACGCCAGGAAGATGAAGTGTGGTGCGTCACCACTAGGAATGACACCTTAATCACGAGGCGTAACGGGAAAGTTCTAATAATAGGCAATTGCCCCGTGCTGTCATGTGGGATTGATCTACAGCCCAGCTCACAGCTCCGTTCGTATTGGCAAAAACTAGGGCGAATCAAGCGCACTTACGAGCATCAGACTGCTGCCGTCTGGCTCGATTTCGCCGGAAACTACTGGCGATTCCCTCATCCCGACGAAGACCCAGAGTGGCCCACCTGTTCCCCGCAAACCACGCAGGAAATCATCGAGCGGAAGCGGGCGGAGGGCGGTGAAAAGCAGCCGATCATGTGCCCGAAGTGCTGGTACGTCCGGGCGCAAGGCCCCAGCTGCCCCAACTGCGGCCACGCGGCCGGTGAAGCCATCCGTCGTATCCGACTCGGACAAGGGCGACTTAAAGAGGTTCCGGCTCGCCAACACCAGGCGCAGCGGCTGAGCGACGAGCAGAGATTATTAAATAAATGGAAATCCCGTCTTTACGGGGCCATGAAAAGCGGCTTAACCTACTCCCAATGTGCCGCCGTGTTTGCCAAGGAGACAGGCAGTGGGCCTAAGCCGGGTTGGCCGGGGACCTATGCCGCCCACGCTATGGATTGGTCCAGGCGACCTAAGCACGAGCACACCTTTCATTCGCTCACCAAGCTGTTCAACGCCTTCCAGGAGACACTGCGTGACTAATGCAAAGCGTACCAAGAGATGCAACGACATGAACATCGTTCAGGTCCGGCTGCCGGAGACAGACCCCTCCTCGTCGTCCAGCTGGACCGATATTTGTGAATTTGCCGCTACATGAGATAGCAGCTAGACTTCGCGGAATGACGGACGGCATGAGGCCGGAGCTGGGAAGGGATACCTCAGCCGCAGGGAACGCAACCGGGCATTGGAGGCCCATTTGAATCAACTTTCCTAAGTCCCAGGAACCTGACCCATGCTCCAGGCCTACCACAACGACAAGTCCGTGAAGTCCAAGTACGTAAGACGCATGGCCGCTCACCGCAAGGCGGACGAGCTGTGCCAGAGAGTGGGCTGGAGGCCCGGTCAGAAGCCCGGTCAGAAGTCTCGCGGCTGTTCAGTCGGCTGCCTCTTCCATGCCTATAACCACTCCCGTGGTCCGATCGAAATCGGCGTGCCGAAGGCCGAAGCGATGCAGTGGCCAGAGCTGTTTTTGAAAGCGATACCCGTAGGCGCAGACCTATCTCTCGTTTGGCCGCGCTTCGCCGTATGGCTACTGAGCGACGAGCATCATGGTGTGATTCGATTCGCCGGCGGAAGAAAGGACGTTGAGGCGGCGATTCAGGGCGTGGCGACCATGTTCGAGCGTGTCTTGGACGGCGAGTCTGTCGAGTATCGCGCCGCCGATGCCGCCGATGCCGCCGCCCGTGCCGCCAATGCCGCCCAATGGCGAGCGATGGCGGATAGCATCATCCGCCTACTGGAGGACGCCTGATGTTCGGCCACATCCTCCTGAATGCGGACGGGAAGAGGCTGACTGACGTGACTGCTCCGACGGGTGCCAGGACGCATGAACGGATTCCCCCAGGGCAGGCGACCCCGCTTTTCTTCAGGCGTGGCAAAGATCGCTAGAGGCGATTGAATGAACCCCTACATCTACGACGACCGAGACACACGGGAGCTAGTGCGAGAGGAGAACTTTGCGATGCAGGAGCGGGTTGAACCGCCGGAAGAATACAAGTCGTGCGTAATGTGCCGATACAGCGTCGGGCTGGTGAATCCACTAAAGGGACGCCACATGTTGTATTGCCATTGGCTCGATGTGCAACTGCCTCCGCCAGTAGTGGAAGCAATTAGGCGCGTTGTTCCCGACGAGCCAATCGCTGAACAAGCTGCCACCTCCTGCCCTGTTTACGTAGAGGAGCCGCTGTGACAACCGAACTCCAACCAACGCCGACCATCGACTACTACGCCGCCCCAGGCGTGAGCAAAACCGCCTTGTGGACGTTCCGCAACCGACGCCGGCTGTATGAAGCGGAGTACGTCACGCACACGGCACCGCCAAGGAAGGCGATGAAGGAACAGGATGTCGGTCTGACCACGGAATTATGGAGTCACCTCTACGCCGTGTGCCCGACTGAGCTGCTGTCGAAAGACGGCAAGGCGACAACGGCGGCATCTAAAAGGTGAGACACATGGGACGCAGCGGATATACCGAGGACTATGAAGACGATAATTTGGTCGTTGGCCGCTGGCGAGGTATGGTCGAAAGTGCCATCCGTGGCCGCCGCGGGCAAAAGTTTCTGCGGGATGTCTTGGCGGCGCTCGATGCCATGCCGGACAAGCGGTTGATTGCGGAAAAACTCCAAGACGACGAAGGAAACGTATGCACGGTTGGTGTCGGCATGTTGGCCCGCGGCGTGCCGAACGTACATGAGATTGACCCGGCGGATCACGATCGAATCGGCCAATTGCTTGACATCGCGCCGTGCCTTGTTCAGGAGCTGGAGTATTTGAATGACGAAGAGTGCCATCGCGCGGACGACGAGCAGCGATGGCACTTGATGCGGCAATATATCGAGCGAATGGCGTCACGCCCAGCCGCAGGTGGCGCGTAACAGCGGTAGGGAGATGGCTTCATGACGACCACTCAACACGACCCGGCCCGTGTCTCCCGACGGCCGGGAAATTCACTCCTGTCACGGACGACGATATGGCTGACGAGCGAGCTCAACAGATATTCCAGGTGTGGAGCCGGAGACCACATCGAACTGGGGGAGGGTACTCGCCAGAAGAGCACTTCCGGGACTGGGCCAACCGGACAGTTAACCGGTTCTTTGATATCGGGGCCATCTGGCCGGAGGAATATATCAGGCGGTGCTGCGTGCAGCTCAAGATCCCCTGTCCGGATATGGAGATCATGGAGTCCTACAGTGAAGACAGCCGCATCCAGGAGTCGCTCGACAGCGGGCTGGGATGGTAAAATGCGGCTCTATGAGAAGGATCTCGGCGAAGAGACGGCGTAGGAACGCCGCAGTGGCCCCGTTCCGGGAGGCGCTAAAGCTTGAGATTGGCAAGTGTGAGTGGTGCGGGAAGCGGAGAGGACTCGTACTACACGAGATCAGTCGAGGACCAACTCGCTCTAAATCACTAGATCAGCGATGTGCTTTGATTTGTCTCTGCGACCCAGGCTGTCACCAAATTGTGGAGAGGTGGCCGAGGAGCCAGCAGTTAGCGCTAATCTTGATTCGCCGCCCCTACGACTTCAATCTCCAGAGATACTGGGCTATTATTGCTCGTCGGCACCCGGAAATGGGCGATGTGCTGGAGTGGGTCGAGCAGCTGATGGAGCAGGACAATGGATTACAACCAGGACGAAGTCAAGCAATTAGCCAAACGCAGCCAGAAAGAAACCTTAGAGAATAATTTTCTGTCCCACTGGGTGCTGATGTTTGGGAACCTGCCAGAGCCGGTCCGCCAGTATGCCGTCAGGAACCCGCACACAGGCCGAGACTGGAAGCTCGATTTTTGTTGGGCCAGTGAACTTTTGGCTGTCGAGATTCAGGGCGGCTCGTTTATTAAGGGCGGCCACAATACCGCCACGGGGCAAGCCCAAGACTATATCCGCCACAACACCCTCACTCGGATGGGCTGGCGGACGCTTTTTTACAACACCATTCAATGTAAACACATGGCCGACGTCGTGACCGAGGTGGCTGAGGTGCTCTGCCAAGCCAGGGAGATCGAAGCCTAAAAGCTGTACAGCGTCGCTTTAGGAGAAAGCTCATGAAATGGCCATTCCGCTACAGGTACTGGCTGGTCCGGGAGCATGGCAATCTAGTCGTCTCCCGCGCTCGCCGTAATCCCAGCTGCTGGGCGTACTACCGGGACCTGCTCGACGGACCTTTTGATCGCCAGGAGGACGTGGTTCACGCCCTCAACTTCTGGCGGCTCTAAGACTCCCAGCCAAGCAGGCCAGCTATACGAGTTGATAGACAAGGTGGCCCATGACAGCGGCGGTTCCGGCCTCGATACTCAAGGCCGATCCGGCAGCCGTCTGGAGATGGCCCACGGGACTGTAATCGCCACTTACTACCAAGTCAGCGGTTGTAGTCACCATCACGCCGCTCAGGGCCGTGCCGCCCGCTCCGCTCTCCCAGCGAACCGTACCGGCCGCTGACTGGCGAATGTAGTACGATAAGACACGGATCCTCTTGCCGGCTACGGCCGCAACAACCTCCACGTCACCGGCTCCGGCGCTGGTAATCACGGCAAAGAATGGCTGGGAAGATGAGGCGGCTGGGGACATCTAGACAATCCTTAATCTGATCCGTGATATTTGGCAGTGTATGGAATCCGGCGGCGGCCAATCCGGTCACTGGAGGCTGTGGCCAAGACCTCCAGAACGTACTCAGTGCCTGAGGTAATGGACGCGTTATCCTCTAGCACGCCCCGGTAGCAGCCCAGGGTCCCAGACACGTAGGCGCAGGTTCCGCTGCCGTTGGTGATTGCCGTGGAGCCGTCGGCGGCGTACAGCTGGAATGTCACCGTGGCGTCGTTGACGAACGAGCCGGTGTTGCGGTCGTACAGACCCGACCCAGGGTTCTCTGGGTCCCCCCACTCCACTAAGGCATCTTCGCCCACATACAAGTTCCCACCGCGGATCGACATGCCAGGCCTCCTTGCCGCTGCATATCTTACCCTCTCAGGCCCACCGAGCCATCCAGATAAGGCCGCAAACCACCCCAGCCACCTAAATGCGGCCGGAGCCTGACGAGGCCCGTAAGGGATGCTATGGTCCCTGGAGGGGCAGTGGCCGTGATCCCGGCATACAGGAAATCGATCTGCTGACGATCGGCGGCGGTCGAAAACGCGCCGTCCGGGTTTGGCATGGTCGGCGTGCTAGGCCGCCCCATGCTGAACATCGAAAAACGCTTGTCTCTAGTGTCAACAGCCAAATGCCACCTAAATACTAGCCGAACTCGTTCCTGGTAGCCGTGGTCCCGTCGTCACTCACCACGGCCGAGGCTACCACCGTCGTGCCATTGTCGGCGTACAGAGTCTGCTTGGTGGCTGTCTGGGTCAGTTTATTGCGGCTCATTGTGGCCACCCAAGCCAACGCATCCCCGACGGTCGGAGTAGCCCCAATGACCGCCGTGGGGGCCGTCAGGGTAAAAGCCATAACTCTGCTGGCAATATCTGAGATGTCACTGGCTGAGATCGGCGAACGGACCACCGAGTCGACGTTCGAGAGCACGTCGCTCATGACCGCCAGGTCGCTAGAAACGTCGCTCAGCAGGCTATACACGTCCGAGATGCGGCTTTGGTTAATCAGCACACGGCTGTTCGCTTGTTGGGCCGCGCTGGCCGCGTCGCTGGCCATACTTTGCACAACCGTCAATTGGCTCAGGAGGTCCGACGTGTCGCTGGCCAGCCGGGAATCTAAGTCAGAGAGCCGAGACTGGACGATTAAGGCGGCGCTGTAAGCGTCAGAGGCGTGGGAGGCTCCGAGGATGGCCGCCGAATGGGTGTCACTCAGCATCCCCGACAGGCCTGTCAAGTAGGACAGAAGGTCGCTCGCCAGGTCGGACAACTGGCTGCGAGCCGCGGGTTCCTTGGGAATTCGTGAATGAAAGTTGCTGTTGAGGTCGCTCAGCAAGGAGTAGATGTCGGAGACCGCCGAAGTGATCGGCAAAGCCGCCACCACGGCCGAAGCGATGTCGCTAATGTCGCTGGCGGTAATCGTGACCGAAACCGCCCCGATCGCGCTCTTCAAGTCGCTGTGCGCATCTGATAAGGCCGAGCGAAGATCAGAAATATCGCTGACCAGCCGAGAGTCGAGATCGGACAGCCGGGACTGAACCAGCAACATCCGCGAGTTGCCCACGCCGGCGGCGGAGTGGGTGTCGCTGACTAGAGCCGAGAGGGCCGCGATTCCACTAATGATGTCCGACGTGTCACTAGCCAAACGGCTGTCGAGATCCGACAGTCGCGACTGGACCAGTAAAACGCGGCTATTTACCTGGGCCGCCGCACTGGCCGCGTCGGAAGCGGCTGACTGAACCACCGTCAGCTGCGACACCACGTCCGAAAAGTCGCTCGCCAACCGACTATCTAAATCTGACAGGCGAGATTGAATCAACAGCGCGGCGCTATAAGCATCCGAGGCGTGAGAGGCTCCTAAGATCGCGGCGGAGTGGGTGTCGGAGAGCAGCGCCGACATGGCCAAGATAGCGCTCTCGTCGATGCCCCCGTCAATCACCAGCGTTTGGCGAGCACAGCCAGTCGCCGAGAGGGCGATAATATACTGGTCGTACCAAGCGGCCGAGGCGTCAGAGAGGTCGGCCTTCACGAGGGCCACGGTGTAAATTCCCGTGGCGGAGGCCCCGACATGCTTAATATCTCCACCCGTCATTGACCCCGCGCCACTGGACACAAAATACACCGTGTCGTTGGCCCGCAACTTGCCATAGATCTTGATCGTCGTAGCGGCGGAGACGGCCGACTCAGGCGTGGCGAAATCGGTAGCGTCTACTTGGACGAAAGTCAAGTGGTTATTCGTCCTGCCCTTTACGAATCGCTGAATTTTACACCTCTCTTTCTCAGGCAGATGGAGAAGCGGGGCGTGCAAAGAGTGCCACAAGAAGGCGGCGTAAAAGACAGCAACCGGTCCTCCGTAGCGTCGTCCCAGCTATCCCCGGCGACAATCGACAGCCCATTATAGCCCACTAGGCCCCGCGGGCGTGGCAAACCGCGATCAGACCCTCCGCGAACCGAGGCTGGCCGCCGTACCAGTACCATTCGTTGGCCACGTAGTCGTACCGGGCCAACAAGGTGTGGAGGGTTTTGTGGCTATACCAGGCCACATGGTCGGAATTGACGTTTTCCAGGGATCGCCGCATCCAGTTCTGGGCTGTCGCACTTAAGGCGTTGGGCACGGAAAAGATCGTGGTACAGGAGTAGTCTCGCAGCCGCTTCAGAAAGAAGCCGGGATTGCTGAGGTGCTCTAACACCTCCCCGCAGACGACCACCTGAACTCCCCAATACTTTGGCAGGGCTAAGGTCACATCGTCCAGGTCCATGCCGATCACGCGCTCGGCCGGACTAGCACTGATCCCGATGTAGTCTGACGCCACCTGCTGGAGCTTCTCATGTAATCGCCCACTGGCCCCGATGTCCAGCACCAACCGGCCGGTGCAGTACTCCAGGATTAACTGCTCCCGGTCCACCACAGGAAAATCCGGGACCGGGTGCAGCTGCTTGGCCCAGTAGGAGGGGGAGGGACTGGCGAGGTTCTGTTTTAGCTCCCCCAGCGTGGCCCACATGGCTTCCATTTCCTCCAGGGAGAGGTGGTCCGTTAGACGAGTGGCGTAATAAACACGAACTACCGTGTCGTTACAGATAACGCTCATAGATCGCGATCGACTGGCGGACCGTTTCCTGCACGTCGTGCTTCTGCTCCGCCCAGCCCCGAAAGTCGAACTTGCCGCCGCAACCATTCTCCCAGATATTGATGATCGCCTCGGCCATATTCGTGGGGTCCAGGGTGCAGTGAAAGGGATACTCCGGATCCTCGTAACCGGGACAGAGAAACGCCTTCCCGGCCCCCAGCGCCTCGATACTGCGGGCGTAACAGGGGTAGAGGCACGAGACCACGATGTCCACGCGATTAAGCAGCTTGTTGACGTCGGCCGGAGCGACCGCCCCTTGGATCGACCGCACGTACGTGAACAGCTTGCCGGCCTTCACGTACGCCTGGAACGTCTCCAGCATCTTCTTGTCGGTGACGTTATACAGGTGCAGGCGCGCGTCGGGATACCGCTGCCAGACCTTACTCATCGCCACCACCAGTGGCAGGGGGTTCCGCTGGCCGCGCCAGTGTTCCATGTAGAGCACGGCAGGGGCCCCAGACAACTTCTCGCCCGCCTCGACCGCCGGCAAAGGGCGAAACAACTCCAGGTCGATCCCCTTGGGCACGCGGTACGTCCGCTTGAGGAGACTCCAATAGTCGTGCTCCTCCTGCCGCATGCAGATAAACGCCTCACAGAGCGGAGCCAAATCCACGATCGCCCGCATGCTGACACCATTCCCGACACTCGATAGAGGCTCGCCGTGGGTCCAGAGCAGCTTCGGCGTGCGGTTATGGTAACTCTGGACCGGGCACTGCGAGTGAATCAGCTCGACGTCG